ATGGCGACCATCAGGAAGCGTGATCGTAAGGACGGCTCCTGTACCTACCAAGTCCGATGGCTCCAGGGCGGACGTGGCGGAACCTGGGAGTCCGAGAACTTCGCCGAGGAGACGCCGGCCGAGCAGTTCAGGTTGCTTGTCGTGGGCCACGGCGAGCGCTGGCCCCATGGCTGGGTCAAGGGGCGGGGCTTCGTCGAGGCCGAGGCGGTCCCCGGGGATATGCCGTTCACTGTCTGGGCCGACCGGTACATCAACCGGCTGACTGGCATCGAAGACCGGACCAGAGACGACTATCTGAGCGAGGTCAGACTCCACCTGTCGCGTATCCGGCATACCGATGTGAACGGGCGCGTCGGGCCTGCGACCATCTGCAACATCACCGCGGACGACGTACGGGACTGGATCCGCGCCGAGGAGAGTGGACAGCCGCACGAAACGGAACCTGGCAGGTGGGACCGCAAACCGGCCAGTCCCAAATCCATCTCCAACCGGCACGGCCTCATGTTCTCGATCGTGCAGGCGGCCGTCGACGCCACGCCGCAGCTGCGGACCGCCAACTGCTGCGCGAAGACCCGCCTGCCGCGACTGGACAACCGCACCGAGGAAGAGATGACGTTCCTGGAGCGGGACGAGTATCAGCGCCTCGCTCAAGAGATCGCGGACCCTGCGGCGCGCGACCTGGCGGACTGGCTTGTCGGTACGGGAATGCGCTGGGGCGAGGCGGCAGCGCTCCAAGTCCGAGACCTCAGCCTGGGTTCCAGCACACCGACCGCGTCGGTTCAGCGTGCCTGGAAGCGGGCCAAGAAGGGCAGCGCGGACCCCCTGAAGCTTGGCCCGCCCAAGTCGCGGAAGTCTCGGCGCAGGGTCGCCCTCTCCCCCGCTCAGGTGGACATGGCTCGGCGCCTGATCGCTGGCAAAGGCCCGGAGGAGTACGTGTTCCTCGCACCCGACGGGGAGCACTGGCGGCATGGGCACTTCCAGAAGCGGTGCTGGTTGCCGGCCGTTCAGGCGGCTCTCCAGAAGGGGCTGACGAAGCGGCCCCGGATCCATGACCTACGGCATACGCACGTTGCCTGGCTCATTGAGCGGAACGTGCCTCTGCCCGCTATTCAGGGGCGCCTTGGGCACGAGTCGATCACGACGACCGTGGACCGGTACGGACACCTGGTGCGCTCTCTTGATGCCGAGATCACGGCAGTTGTTCAGAGCGCAATGGCCGTGGACCGTCCGGCCGCATCTCCGGCGCTCAAGAGGGTGGTCTAGCCGCTATGGCCGCCCCGGTGGGGGAACGACGGGGCGGGCTGCGGCGAGTCAGCAGGCCCGACTGCACTGGGGCGGCTTCCCGGCGGGGGCGCCCCAGTTCTGTTTCCACAGCTCTGCGCAGGTGATCAGCGCGAAGTACGTGTTCATCTCGTCGAGCAGCCGGTCTGTCATCTCTCCCCGGAGCACGAGCCAGACGATTTCACCGTCTGTCTCTACAGGGAAGACGGATCTTCCGCCGGGCAGGGAGTCGACGAACTCCATGCGTGCGGTGGGTGTCGCGGGTGCTGCTGCGGTTTCGTCTGGTTCCCCAGCGTCTGCCATCGAATCGAGCCTCCCTGTGTCGCCGCACACATATAGCCCGATTGTTCGAACATGCATGCGCGAGTCTCTCGAATCGCCCCCAGGCGGATGACCGAATATGCCACAGCGGTCAGACTGTGACCAGAGTTAACCCGTGAGTAGTCGAAAGCACCACCAAGCCCCGTTACTACTGACCCTTACCCCGCCGCGCACTGGCGAACGTCTCGGCAATCGCGGCCAGTTGGGCGAGATCCCCGGGCGACATCTCTTCGATACGAGCCACGAGAACGCGCGCGTTCTGATCACCCGACCAGACCTCGGACAGGCCGAGGTACTGCGCGGCCGCCGCCTGCTGAAGCAGACGCACCGGCAACTCAAGGCCGGCGCCGAGCGCGCGCAACTGCGCCTCCGAGGGCGCGTCGGTTGGCTTCCCGTTCTCCAGCTTGCTGATCCAGCCGAACTTGACCTGCTCGGCAGGTTCGCCCGGCGGGGGTTCCGGGTCGATGGAGCGTTCGGCCAGCGTGCGCAGGCTGACGCCCAGTTCGGCGCGGCGCTGGCGCACGATGTCTGCGAGTTCTGATCTCTGCTGTTGCTCAGCCATGAGGCTCATCCTGTCTGCTCGCTCCCCAGCCGCAAACTCTGATGTCTATGTGAACGGGCGTTTCTGCTGAGCTTCTGCCCTGATCAAGCGCTCTGCATGTTCACGGAACACCACAGAGTGTCTACGCAAGCGCCCCGCACACGATAGGGCGCATTGGCGCAATGGCCAATTCCCGACATCTGTCTACGTCCATAGACATCACGTCTATGGAGGTGCACTGTCCTGCTTGTTCACGCAAACGCACACTCTGAACATGGAGGTGAACAGTGCGCGCTGTCGACGTTCAGATGCTCCTTGTCGACCCTGAGCTGCTCGTACTCCTCATGCGCAGGACGGGCGACGGGCGCAGCATCACCGTTCGGGAGCTGGCCGAAGCGGCCGGAGTCCACCCCAGCAAGATCGGCTTTCTCCGCACCGGCGACCAATCCACCGCCCCCCGGGCCGTGGCATTGGCAATTGCCAAACGACTGGGGGTCGACGAACTCGTGCTGTGGGCGCCCACGGGGCGCACAACGCCCGCTCCCCAGGGGCAGCACGCTCCGGCGCTTAAGACGGTGACCCAGTGAAGCGGCACACCTACCCCGAGGCCGCGGCTGAACTCCGCGTCGAAGAGCGGTGGTTGCGCCGCAACATCAAGCGGCTGCCGCACTCGAAGAAGGGCAACACGGTCACGTTCTCGGACGAGGACCTGGACCGCATCGACGCCCTGTGCCACCACGAGCCGACGACTGGCCCTCTCGCCGCCGTCCCCGTGTCGGTACCCGGAGCGCATCCGCTGGCCCACCTTCGGCCGCTGCCGCCTCGCGGCGCGGCCCTGCGGACCAGCTGATCCACGAGAACGGGGCCGCCCGGACGGCCATCCGGAACGACCCCTCGGCACCTCAATCACACGAAATCGAGGAACCGTGATCACTCAGACTACCTACCGACCGCCCGCCACCAGCTGGGGCGCGATCAGTGTCAATCGTCTCGCCGTCGAGTCGATGCTCGACTCCCTGTCCCTGCCCTGCCCGACGTTCGTGGCGCGGCCCGACGCGGTGTACGTGACCGTGGCCGACGTCGACGACCTCGGCCTGTGGCTCCGGCAGTGTGGCGGTGAGGTCCACGTGTCCGCCCCGTTCGAGGGCGTCGAGCTGTGGACGCTGCACACCCAGACTCCGGCCCGGACTGACGGCTCGACGGTGGCGGTGCGGGTGTCCGTGCCGGTGCCGGTGGGCGAGTCGGTCATGCAGGAGATCCGTGCGGCGGTGACAGCATGAGCAGCCTGTTCCGGGGCACGTTCGACCGGTCCACGGAGATCGACCCGCTGACGGTGGGCAGTGAGGAGCTGGCCCAGACCGTGGCCCGCTACCTCTGCCGTCTGTCCGGCGAGCCGATGCGGGTGGAATACGCCGAGGCGTTCGGGATCGGCGCCGCGTACACCAGCGCCCGGCTGTTCGCGACGTTCGAGGTCGCCGAGATCGGCGGTGCGAAGTGAGCGCGTCGGTGCGGCGGGTGGCCGCTGCCGAGGGCGTGATCCGCGCCGCGTGGAAGAACGCGCACGTAGAGCCGTGGCACTTCGTTGGGGTGGCGGCTCAGGCCCTGGACGACGCGGGCCTGTTGATGTCGCCGGAGACGGCCGCCGAGTTGGCGCGGCTGCGGGCCCGGGTCGGTGAACTGGAGGCCGCGCTCGCGGACTTCACGGAGCCGGACGTCGACGGTACGGGGCGGACGTACGCCGAGTATCAGCCCGCCCCTGACGCGACCAGTCGACGTGACGTGTCCGTCGCCAAGCTCCGGTTCCTGCTGGCCAGTCAGCGGGGTGAGCGCTCGTGATGCCGCTCGTCATTCTCGCCGTTCTCGCGCTCGGCGTGGTCTGTGTGATCGCCGTGCTGCTCGACTCCGCCTCTGGGGGCAACGATGAATAGGGCTCTGCGTAAGGCTCTGGGTGCGATGCGGCAGCACGTCCGCATGGTGCTCATGGAGCAGGCCGACAAGCGGGAGCTCCCGCTGACGGCGAAGAACGTCAACGACCTCGCGGACGACATCGTCTCCAGCATGGAGCCCCCGGCTGTCACCGTGTCGTCGGTGGTCGGGCCGATCACGCACATGCAGCGTCAGGTGCTGCATGGCATCGCGATCGGTGAGACGACGATCGAGACCGCGCGGCGGCTGTGTCTGTCGGAGCACGCGGTGAAGTCCCACAAGGTGCACCTCTACTCGCGGCTCGGCGTGTCGACGTCGGGGGCGGCTGTTGTGGCAGGGATCCGGCATGGCTTGATCCGGGTGCCCAAGCACGGTACGTCCGCTGGTCAGTTGGTGGTGGATGGTCCGTTCCGGGTGTCGGTGGCTGCGACGCCGACCGGGGCCAGTGTGGACGTGTCGCACTACCTGACCTCGGTGCTGCTGAATCTGGCGGCGGCGGCTGAGGAGGACGGTGAGGGTCTGCTCGCCGAGCTGGTGGAGGTCGCTGAGCTGGCTCGGTCGGCTCAGGCTCAGGGCCGGGACTCGCACGCCGCTCATGGGCGGGATGAGCGGGTGGCCGCGCTGTTGGCCGAGGTGGCCGACGAGGGCCGGATCCCTGTGTACGGCGCGCAGGTTGGGCGGCTGGCAGGTGCGCTGCGGGAGATCGCGGCGCCTCGTCCGGTGCCGTCGCAGCGTCAGGCAGGTGCCGCGTGACCGCCTACATCGGCGCGTGCGGTTACTGCCGTAAGACCGAGTTCACCAACTGGTACAGCAAGAGCGCTCCGCACGACCAGTACGGACGAGTGGACCTGGCCTTCATGGACAGCCAGCCCATCGCCTACTGCTCGGAGAAGCACCGCGACCTCGCGGACGCCATCCGCGCCGAGGTGCTCGCTGAGGCCGTCGAGTTCCTCCTCGCGGCGCGCGTGGCCCGGCCGTTGGGTGAGGCCGAGGAGCACGTGAACCAGGTGCTCACCTCGCTCGCGGCCGAGGTCCGCACGCTGCCGCAAGGCGGTGGCATGTGATGGCCGCCCGACGTCAGTACCGGGTGCTCACCAACGTGAAGCACGGCAAGGTCCACACCTACAACAAGGGCTGCTGCTGCCCGTCATGCACGGAGGCCGCGAGCAACGCGGCCCGCCGCTGGCAGGCGAAGGCGAAGCAGAAGCCCTTCGAGGACATCCCCCACGGCACGTCCGGCGGCTACACGAACTACGGATGCCGCTGCCCTGAGTGCACCGAGGCCATGGCCGCCGTGAAGCGGCGCAGGAAGGGGCGGATGTGAAGACCGTGACTGACGCCGAGCGGATCTTCGGCCAGATCGAACGCGGCGAAGTCCGCGTCGGCCCCGACGCCGCGCGGGAGATCGCGGCCCGGCATGAGGCCGCGTACGGCGCGGCCTGGCCCGCTGACCACGCGTGGGCCGACGCCCTCGCCACACTCCCCCAGGACGGAACCCGATGAGCCTTCGCCTCTCCTGGCCCACCCTCACGTGGCGGCCCGACCGCCGGGCCGACCAGACGTTCAATGCCGCGACCGAGACGCACACGTACACGGTCGACCACGACGGCACCTCGTGGTGCCTGCGCGCCTGGCACCACGGCAAGCCCATCTCGATCGACATGAACTACGCGGACACCGCGACCGTGCTCATGCAGTTCGCGGACGAGCACGCCGCACAGCAGAAGGCGGGTGGAGTCCGATGACCGGACCCGAGCACTGCCGCGAGGCCGAATGGCTCCTCGACAGGGCACATCACTGGACGTACGGCGACGGCAGCGACCCGGCCGTTGGACTCGCGCTCGCCACCGAGGCGCAGGCCCACGCAACGCTCGCCCTCGCCGCCGTGACCGCGGGTCAGCACGACGTCACGGCCGAGCCCGCCGACGCGTTCGTCTACCGCGCGGCTCGCGGCCCGTTCACCCTCGGCACCTACGCAACGCAGGACCCGGCCCGCGAGCACTGCGAGGCCGACGCCATCAACACGACGCCTGAACTCTACGGCGGCATCTTCGACTGGCTCGGGGACGAGTGCGCACCAGACGACCCGTACGAACTGGTCGTCGCCGTCAGCGGCGTGGAACGGATCACGGACTACACCGTCACCCGGATCACGGTCGACACCGAGTACGACTCGGAGGCCGATTCCTGATGACGACCACCGCGCGCGCCGGGGCCACGGCCCCGGCCGCCGGCCGAAGGGTCACCCCGACCGGCCGCCTCATCCTTCCCGCCGACGCCGACCGCGCCGTCTGGCTCACCGCACGCCGCTCCGGCATCGGTTCCAGCGACGTACCCGCGATCCTCGGACTTGTCCAACAGAACCCACCGCTGAAGGTCTACTTCGACAAGCTCGGCGAGGACGTCGACGACGCGGGCGAAGCCGCCTACTGGGGCACCGTCAACGAAGAACCCGTAGCTCGCCGGTGGGCCATGCAGAACCGATCCGTGATCCGCCGCGTCGGCCTCGTCGCCCACGTCGACCACCCGCACTGGATGACCACCCTCGACCGGCGCGTCACCGAGTGCCCGCTCGACTCCCACGAACAGGCACCGTGCGCGCTAGAGGTCAAGACCCGGTCCGCGTTCAGGGCCGCACAGTGGCACACCGGAGCCCCCGACGACGTCACCGCACAAGTCCTGCACCAAATCGCCGTCAACGGCTACGAGCACATGCACTACGCCGTCCTCATCGGCGGCAACGAATACCACCAAGGCACCATCCGCGCCGACGACTACCGCGACGTCATCGCCGACATCACCGCAGCCGTCGACCGATTCTGGTTCGAGCACGTACAGGCACAAGTTCCCCCCGCCCCAACCGGAGACGGCGAGGCACTCACCCGCCTGTTCCGCCGACTCCACCCGACCCGTTCCGGCACGGTCGACGTCGACCGCCACGACGACGCCCTCGACGCGCTCCTCGACTACGGCCGCCACCAGCGCGCCGAATCCACCGCGCGGAAGGCAAAGACCGCCGCCAAGGCCCGCATGATCTCGGCCCTCGGCGGCGCACAAGCCGCGTTGATCGGCGGTGAACGGGCCTACTCCCTGGAGCCGACGAACGCCGCCCCGCGCGTCGACCTCGAAGCCCTCGCCGAGCGCTGGCCCGACGCCTACGCCGCGTGCGTCACCCCGAACCCGACCGAACGCATCGACATCGCACCGCAGTACAAGGGGGGCAACTGACATGGGCCTGCGAGAGAGCGCCGCCGCGGCCGCCGGCCGCACCTTGACCGACGACGAGCCACGCGCCGATGTCCGGGAGGCTCCGAACCTCACGGAGCCGGACCTCGGGGACCTCAGTCAGGACGCTGAGTCGACGAGCGCTGTGATCGCCTGGTCCCGCGTCATGGGTGAGGTCCGCTCGATCGGGAAGAACGAACGGTTCGAAGGCGGCAAGGCCGGTCGGTTCAACTTCCGAGGCATCGAGACCGCGCTGAACGCGTTCGGCCCGGCCTGCCGCAAGCACGGCGTACTCGTGATCCAACAGAAGGTAGAGACGTCCTACCGGGACATCACCACCAGCGGCGGCAGCAAGATGCGCGAGTGCACTGCCCTGGTCACCTTCCGGATCTACGGCCCGGACGGTTCGTTCTTCGACTCGCAGGCCGCGGGTGAGGCGTCCGACTCCGGTGGCCGGTCGACACCGAAGGCGCAGAGCATCGCGCTGCGCACGCTCCTGATCAACAACGGGCTCGTCCCGACCGAGGACCGTGACGCGGACGCCGTGCACTTCGAGCGCGCCGAGGCGCCGGTGCGTACCGCTGCCTCGTACCGGGACGAGATCTTGGAACAGGGCACGTCCCGGCAGCGCCTCGCACAGATCAACTACGAGATCAAGCAAGTCGGGATCTACACCACCAAGATCGTCAACGAGGTTGGCGACGAGGAGGAGCTCGGCAAGTTCCTGTACCGCATCGGTCAGGAGCGCATCGAGGGCGGTGCCGCGTGACCCTGCCCATCCCCACAACTCCCGCGGCCGGGCTGCCCATCGCCCGCCCGGCCGCGGTGACCCGCCCCCTCGTCATCGGCCTCGACCTCTCCCTCACCTGCACCGGCGTCGCAGGCGCCGACTGGACGGACCACATCCGCACCAAGCTGCGCGGCGACGCCCGCCTCGGCTACCTCGAAGCCCACGTCGCCAGCTTCATCAAGGCCGCCGACCTCGTCGTCATGGAAGGCCCGTCGTACGGACACGCCAACCTCGCCGGACACGAGGACTTGGCCGGGCTCCGGGTCCTGGTGCGCCGCTACTGCTGGCGCAACTCCATCCCCTACGCCGTCATCCCGCCCTCGTCACTGAAGCTGTACGCGGCCGGGCGCGGCAACGCCACCAAAGGCGAGATCAGGTCGGCCGTCGCCGACCGGTACGGCATCCACACCGAGGGCGCCGCACGCTACGACGAGGCCGACGCGCTCACCGCGGCGGCGGCCGGCCTGGACTGGCTCGGCTACCCGCTGGCCCTGGTGCCGGAGCGCAACGCCCGCGCGCTGGAGGGCTGCCAGTGGCCGACGCACCCGCCGGTGGTGGCCCAATGATCTTCCGACACGACATGGACCTCGACTTCACCGATCTGTTCTGCGGTGGTGGCGGCAGCGCCACGGGCTTGGTAGAGACCGGCTACACCCTCGCCCTGGCCATGAACCACGACCCGGTCAGCATCCGCACGCACATGGCCAACCACCCGATGGCCAAGCACCTGTGCGAGGACATCAACGCCTTCGACAAGCGCAGCCTCCCGCGCACCCGCGTCCTGTGGGGGTCGCCGATCTGCACCGAGATCTCTCCGTCGGGCGGCCGCAAGCGGACCCGTGGACAGGTCGCTATCGACCTCGACGGCAGCGGCGAAGACGGCATCGCGACGCAGGAGACCTTCGAGCGGACCCGAGCGACCGCGCTGGACATCATCGCGGCCACCGAGGTCCACCGGTACGACGCGGTCGCGTGCGAGAACGTCCCGGAGTTCGTCACCGACTGGGAACTGTTCGACTGGTGGGTCAACGGCTTCCGGGTCCTGCGCTACAACCCACAGATCGTGTGCGCCTCCTCCGCCCACCTCGGCGGAGACGACAACCCGCTCGCCCCTCAGCTGAGGGACCGGGGTGTACGTCGTGTTCACCCGGGAAGGCATCCCGCTCCCGGACCTGGAGGTCCGCCCCGCCGCGATCTGCCCGGAGTGCGGACCGGTCCAAGCCCGCCAAGTGTGGCGCAACCCAAAGCGCCGCAAGGTCGGCAAGTGGGGCGTCCAGTACGACTACCGGTGCCCCAACCGGGCGTGCGGACATCTGATCCTGGACCCGACCGTACGCCCCGTCGAAGACATCATCGACTGGGACCGGGCCGGAACCCGCGTCGGCGACGGACGGCCCGACCGCAAGAAGTTCACTCCCTACGCCGCGTCGACCCGGGCCCGCATCGCCGTCGGTCTGGACCGCTTCGGCGCGGAGCCTCACGTGGCAGTGCTGCGCCGGAACGGCACCGCCGTATCCACCACGGGCACGATCCCCGCGCTGTCCGCTCAGGGCCGACACCATGCGCTCGTCGTACCCAACGGCCGCAAGGGCGCGGTCCGCACCACCGCCGAGCCCATGACCACCATCGCAACGAAGGCACATCACTCCCTGGTACGCCCGGCGCTGAGCGTGGACGACTGCACGATCCGCATGTTCACCACCGGCGAGCTCATGCAGGCACAGCGGTTCCCCGCGGACTACGTCGTCCACGGCAACCAGGCCGAACAGATCCTCCAGGCCGGCAACGCCGTCTCGGTGAACGCCGCGCACTGGATCGGCGAGCGGATCAAGGCGGTGCTCGCATGACGTACTCGGTGTTCCTGCCGATCTCCCTCAACGGCCTGTGCGCCGAGACCGACCCGGAGATCTTCTATCCGGAAAAAGGCGCCTCCAACGTGCAGGCCAAGCAGCTCTGCTTCGCCTGCACGGAGCGCCTCGCCTGCCTCGACTACGCCCTCACCCACGGCGAACGCTTCGGAATCTGGGGCGGCACAACCGAGCGCGAACGCCGCCGCCTCCTCCGCTCGGACCAGGCCGAGGTCGCATGAACACGGCACCGCAGCAGGTCACCGCAGCCCTGTTCATCGACATGGTCAACGGCCGCGCCCGCTACGAGTGCCTCCTCTGCCACACCCGCGAAGGCCCCGTCACCGGCCGCCGCGCCGTCGCCGAGTTCGTCCAAACCATCCGCGCCGACCACCGAGCCCGCTGTCCGCAACTCCACAACCAGCAAGGAGCAGCCCCATGCCCGACATCAAGTTCGACAGCAAGGTCCTCGAAGACATCAAGGAAGCCCTCGACCCCCACGCCCTCGACATGTTCCGCCAGCGCAAAGGCCGTTGGATGGCCGTCGTCGAACTCGCCCACGTCGAGCGCACCGAACCCGGCCCCGACGAGGACAAGTTCCCCTCGGTGAAGATCCGCATCGTCGCCATCGAAGTCGCCGCCGACGGGCACACAGACGAACGCCTCCGCGAACTCCAGCGCGGCCTCTACCGGCTGCGCACCAAGGGCGGCACCCTCGACGGCGAACTCGACCCCGACATCGTCCAGGCCCGCGACATCCTGCGCCACGGCGCCGGCCTCCTCGTGACGGCGGCCGACTGATGGCCCGCTCCATCGGCATGGCCGCCGACGCCACCGTGTTCCGCGCCGTGATCGTCAAGAAGCGCGGCAACACCACGGTCACCGACTACGAGGGACCGTACGGCTCCATCGGTGCCGCACGCGCCCGCGTCAGCTTCTGGATCAACTACCTCACGCCCTGCGAGGGCGGCGGCAGCAACGCCAGCGGCTACGTGGAACGCGGCTCCGTGACCTGGAGCCGGGCCTGATGGCCGGGCGTGCGAGCGGGGGCGGCACCACCCGGTGCCCCTCCTGCTCCGCGCCCATCCTCCGCCAACTCGTCGGCCACATAGCCGCCCTCCACATAACCGCGGACCCAACCCCCCTCACCCCCGCCGAACAAGCAGCCGTACGCGAACCCAACCGCCTCATCTGGTGCCTCTACCAACGCAGCCCCCACACCGCGCCACGCCTGCGCTGGACCGGCCGCGACCACCCCGCCACCTGCCCACACCCCCACGTGACCGAGCACCGCTGCCCGCCCCAGCAGCCCAACACCCTGTTCTGAGGAGAGCCCGTGGACAACGTCCGCCACATGGAACGCCCCGCAGCGGACGAGCACGGCCTCAAGCCCACCGTCGCCGTGGACCTAGGTGCCGAACGCGCCACCCTGGCCAACGTCATGTTCCACCACCGGCAGCACCCCGAAGCCGCCGAGATCATCACGAGCCAGGACTTCTACCACCCCGCCCACCGCATCCTCTGGGACGTCATCAGCGACCAGATCGCAGCCGGGGCACCCACCACCACCGTCGCCCTGCACTCCGCCGTCGACGCCCTCGGCCTGCTCCGCCAAGTCGGCGGCAGTGACTACATCCTGGAGATCGGCAACCACGCCGGGGGCGGAGAGGCCGCCTACTTCGCCGAGATCGTCCGCAACAAGGCGCGTATCCGCCGCATCGACGAACTCGCCGTCCAGCTCCGTGCCAGCATCCTCGCCGGCGGCGTCGCCCCGGACGACCTGGAGGACGTGGTCGCGGGATTCGTCCGCCAGATGGCCGCGAGCCCCGCCGGGGCGGGCGGCCTGGCCGGGCGTCTCCTGGCGGGCGGCACGTTCATCCTCGACCGGCCCGACACGGTGCCCGCGCTGTGGGGGCACGGCGAGCAGGTGCTGTGGGCCGAGGGCGAGGCGCTCCTCATCGCCGGGCCGTCCGGCGTCGGGAAGACCACCGTCGCGCAGCAGGTCATCCTCGCCGCGATCGGCGTTCACCCCGGGCCGGTCCTCGGCCTCCCGGTGCGCCGCTTCAAGAGAGTGCTCTACCTCGCGTCCGACCGTCCGCAGCAGGCCGCCCGCTCCATGGCCCGCATGGTCACCGCCGATGACCGTGGACTCCTTGACGAGCGCCTCGTGTTCTGGCCCGGCCCGCCGCCCGCCGACTTCATCAAGGACCCCGGGATCCTGCTGCGCCTGTGCCAAGCCGCCGGCGCCGACGCGGTGGTCCTGGACTCCCTGAAGGACATGGCCGGAGAGCTCGCCTCCGAGGAGGGCGGACAGGCCATCAACGGGGCGATCCAACGCGCCCTGGTGGAGGGCATCGAGGTGGTCGGGCTGCACCACCACCGCAAGCAGGGCGGCGGCAAGGACGGCAGCAAGGAGGCCACCAGCCTGGACGAGCTGTACGGCTCAACGTGGATCACCGCCGGAGCCGGATCCGTGCTCTCCCTGTGGGGCTCGGCCGGTGAACCCATCGTCTCCATGCGGCACTTGAAGCAGCCCGCCGGGGAGTGCGGGCCGTGGAAGCTGCGCCACGACCACCCGCGAGGCCGCACCGAGGTGTGGCACCAGGTCGACATCCTCGCCCTCCTGAAAGCCACCGGCAGCCAGGGCCTCACCCCGGCCGCGCTCGCCGTGAACCTCTACCCGAACCCCAAGTCGAAGCCCACCACGAGCGAGGTCGAGAAGGCCCGTCGCCGCCTCGATCAGTACGTGGAGCAGGGGCTCGCCATTCAGCGCAAGACGGGCCCCTCGCGGACCGCCCCAGTGGCCTACTTCGCGACGTTCAACGAGCAGGGGGAGCTGATCACCGATGCCGACATGTAAGGACCATCGCAGCTTCACGCACCTGTTCACGCGCTTCACGTTGATCAAGGAAATCCGGCTTCACGAACGCTTCACGCGCTTCACGTCGATCAAGACCCGTGCAGGTCACAGCTTCACGCACCCCTTCACGCCGCTTCACGCGGCCTCGCTTCACGCACCGCTTCACGCTCAGCTTCACGCGCTTCACGTCGATCAAGGAACCCGCAGGTCACAGCTTCACGCTCGCTTCACGCAACAGCTTCACGCACCCCCCTCTACTACGTAGAGGGAGGGGGTGCGACCCCACAGACCCACCCCCCACACCCACCCCACACCCCGCCGCAACCCCACCCCAAGACAACGAGACAGGCCGACCGGCCGCCGTCTCCCGCGTAAGGAGCACCCGCCATGTACCCGACCCTGTTCACCACTCCCGGCGTCGCCCGGTTCGCCGAGGCCGTCGACGCTGAGCGTCAGGCGCAGCTCGCCAAGTTCGGCGACCAGCGGCACCCCGACGGCACCGGCCTGCCCGTCTACCGCCACAGCGCCAACCGCTACCGGGACCACGCCGACCGGGCCGCAGCGTCCGGCGTCCTCGCGTGGCGTGACGTCCTCCTCGAAGAGGTCCACGAGGCGCTCGCCGAGTCCGACCCCGCCGCGCTGCGCGCCGAGCTAGTTCAGGTCGCCGCGGTGTGCGCCGCGTGGATCAGCGACCTCGACAGCCGCACGACCGCCGACCACGTGTGCAACTCGGTCATGGCCCGCGGCGAGATGGACGAGCCGCTTGGCTACCAGATCTGCGGCGTGTGCGGGACGCGGAAAGGGCAGGGCGCACCGATGACCGAGTTGCCCCGCCGCTTCCATCTCCTGCGGCACCGCGACGTGTCGGGGATCTCCGGTACCGGGGTCGTCGCTGACGGCGTGCTGTGGCTCGACGGGAGCGCCTCCCTGCGCTGGCGGGGCGACAAGCCGTCGTCCGTGCACTGGGACCGCTTCGCCGACGCCGAGTCCGTACACGGCCACGCAGGGGCCACTGAAATCGTGTGGCTCGACGAGGAGCCGGCGTCATAGCGTGCCCGCCCCAACCGCCCGCCCAAGCACGGAGACCCCTGTGATGACCCGCCCACTACTCCTCGTCGACGTCGACGGCCCCCTCAACCCCTGGGCCGCCAAGCCTTCCAGGCGGCCCAACGGCTACCAGACCCACCGCCTGCGTCCAGAAGGCTGGAAGGAACACCAGCACCGCAAGCCACTGCGCGTCTGGCTCAACCCCACACACGGGCCTGCCCTGCTCGCCTTGCCCTTCGAGCTCGTGTGGTGCACCACGTGGGCGGACGACGCCAACGAGCTTATCGGCCCGCTGCTCGGACTCCCCGAACTGCCAGTAATTCCATGGCCCGACGGGGCACAGCGCCGGCGAGCAGACGGCGTGTTCTGGAAGACCGAGCATGTGGTCACTTGGGCAGCAGGCCGGCCATTCGCGTGGATCGACGACGACCTCGGCGCCCTCGACAGGACCTATGTCGCCGCCCGCCACCGCGGCCCGGCGCTTCTGCACAGCGTGAGTCCCCGCCTGGGGCTCCTGGATGAGGACTTCACGGCACTCACCGAATGGGCCCGGAGCCTCGATGCCGAGGAGCAGCCGTCGTGACCTACCTGTGCCTGCTGCTGTTCATCGCGCTCGTCTCGATCGTCACGGCGCTCCTCGCCGTCGACCTCAACCCACCCTCGAAGGAGCCCCGCCATGACCCGTCGTGAGCCCACGATCTACAACCGCGCCTTGACGATCCAGTGCCGCCGCTGCCGCTGCGTGCCCGGCGCGCCCTGCATGGACACCCGCGGCGCCCGGCTGAAGGACAACAAGGTCCACGTCGTCCGTGCCTCCGACTACCGCGAGCGCGAGGCGGACCTCAAGGCGCGGGAGGACAAGCGGTGAGCGCCGCGTATCGGGTCCTCGTCACCGGCTCCCGCGACTGGCGCGACGAGCAGCTCGTCCGCCGCGAACTCGCCCGCGCCTGGCACCGGTCGGAGCGGCCCATCGTCGTCGTGCACGGCGCGTGCGACGCCGGCGCCGACCAGCACGCCGCGCAGTGGGTCTGCCGCGCAGCTTTCGGAGCCCCAGCGAAGAGGCGTGCGGCAAGCCACCCGAGATCGAGCACGGTGCTGAGACCTCTGTGAACAGTGCAGCGAGGACGCCATCTCCCGCGATGCAGAGCACGCCGCTGGCGCCCCGGTCATCCCGAGCATCCGAGCGAGACATCTGAACCAAGACAGGTGTTGCAAAATATGGCCGCCAGTGACCTACTGGAATATGGGATTAATAGAGTGGCTGCATAAGCATCCATAAGGCCACAAAGTCAAACGGCTCGCCCGGCGCTACCAACGGAGCACCACTCAACGTCGCACCCGGGATCCAATGGGGAAGGATTGCGAAAATGCCCCTGCCGATGGGAGCCCCCTTCAAGCTTCTCAGCGACCAGCACAACGGACAGTTCCTCTTCGTTTCCGACGACCAGGAGGGCGTAGATTACGTTGTGGAAGCTCACCCGTACGCAGATGAGCAGCGCAACTGGTTCGAAGCGGAGAGCGACGGCGCCGGAGGAATCCGCCTTTGGAATTACCCAACCGGCCTGTATCTATTCGTCTCCAATGACCAGGTAGGCGGAGACAGAATTGTGGAGGGCCATCTTCCCAAGGAGGACAGAAACAGCTTTCTCGCCTTGGAGCCAGATCCTGGGGTTTTCGTGTTCCTCAACACCAGCACCGACCGCTTCATGTTCGTCTCGAATGATCAAAGGGGCGACGACTACGTGGTCTACGCGCACCCCTACGATGAGATCCGCAACCGCTTTACGGTCCAGGTGGTCTGAATTTCAGTCGCGGAATCCAGTCGGGACGCCGCTTCCTGGGCATAGCGGACCGGCTGAGGGATCTGCTCATGCTGACCCACCGGACGCCCCCGTCGGGGCCGAGCCGTCAGGGGGCTCGCCTCCTGCAAAGAGCGGGCACTCGCGTGTACGGACTACGTCCCAGCTGAGGCCGCATCGTGAGCTGAGTATGCGCGAGCCCCCGCCCAAGCAGGGCGGGGGCTGACGCGTGCACAGGATCAGGCCGTCACCCCGACGGGAGCGGTACGCGAGGTCACCCGCGAGGCGCGGGAGGCCGGACGGTGACCACCACTCACCCGCTGCCCGCTGGAACCCGGGTGCGGCACTATGGCCAGCAGTGGCCCGCACCGGCTCCGACACCGTGGTCCGCGCCAAGGGCCGCGACGGCTCGTGGAAGTACCTCGTGGCCGCAGGCGTCAACTTGTCGCGGGCCACCGGTCCCGACAATCCCGAGACCCGCGAGATTTGGTGGCCGTCACTGGCCCCTCTTCAGGCGCCCTCAACGACTCGAAGATGGTGCCTCAGTTCGTCGGCAATCTCATCTTCGTTCGCTGACGCGGGGATTTTCCAATCCGATTCGATTCCCTCCGCCACGGCGGCCTCGCTGGAGTAGCGGATCAAGTCAGGTGATGGGAGGCGTGAATCGCGAAGCCATACAACAAAAGCGGCCGCCTCCCCGGCCGTAGTCCCCGACAGCATGATGCAGTCCCGCCCCTGGGACAGCGCTGTTCCGTCAAATCCAGCGCCCCGGCTGTCGGCAGCCCAGAACCACATGTACGGAGCCCCGCCGTGTACGTCGTCCTGCCGCACCTCATAACTGACGTCCTGGAAAGATTCGCGCAGAGCCTCGCCCAGCTGAGTCAGATCGAGTCCCCAGGCATGGGGACTGCGTTCCGGGGCGTAGAGCAGGAAAGTGGCCTGCTCGTCATTGTCGTTCAGCACCTGCGTGCCTCTCCTTCTGCCGTTACCGGACGTACCGGGCCGACCCCTTGACCTGCTCCATCGCCATGAGGGCCTGCCAGTAGGGGACGGCTTCCTTGTCGTTCGTGATGATTTCGAGGCCGCGTAGCTCGCCATGCTCATGGATGGCTTGCCCGTATTTGATGAGCTCCTTCTTGTCACCGCCGATGAGGACGTTCTTCTTGTTCCACTTCAAGTCGCCGTTGGGCTTGTACTCGTCCTGGATATCGAAGGTGGACATCTTACGGAACGTGCTTTTCTTGCAGTCATCGTCAATGCCCTTGACGTACTTGGCATCGACCATCATGCCGTCGGCAGGGCGCATTCCGTCCGCGGAGATACTCGACTTGCCCGGACCCGACAGCGGCACAATGCGCTCGGGATAGCCGGCCACTCGCAGCTGATAGGCGTTCTCCGGCTTTGTCGGATCTGGAGAGCCAGCGAGCCCAGCCGGGGTGAGCGTGTTCACCCAGCTGGTGAACGAGGCAAGTTCGGTGGGGGTCAGCAGTGCCGGAGGCGGTATTGGTGCCGGCGGGATCGGAGGCTGCCAGGGCACATTGGGGTCAGGGTTCCGGAAGAGTGCTGGCACGACCCCCGGTAGTCCACCTTTATAGGAGGCGAGGACGACCGGTATCGGCACAGGAACCGGGACCGGGGGCAGGAATGGCAGGCCGGGCAGACCGGGGCCTCCCGAACCGGGCGGCAACTTCACCCGGCCTTCTGAGGCATCCAAGGCGTGGGCGACGTCACCGAGTTGATGGATGTAAGGGTCCTCCAGGACCGCGTCCTTGAGCCCGCCGTCGAACCCGTTGCCTCCGAACATGGGCTGATCCCACGGCATTTCGAACGTGAAGGGGTCCAAGTCATGCTGCTGGATCTTCTTCTTGGCTTCTTCGACATGGTCCGCGTAGCTGTCGCAGGCCTTCGCGAGCTGGCCGCACGCAGCCACCAGATTTGTGACCAGCGGCTCGTCCTGCTGCGCACGCTGTGGCGGTACCCCAAGGCCAACCGAGTTCCTGAAGTACGCCTGGAAGGCGGTGGAGGCCTCGCCGGAGTGTGCCTTGCTGGCCGTACTCGCATGGGCCTGGGCGTCCTCAAGGAACCGCAACATCAGCTCGCCGCCACGGCGCCAGGTGCCCGCCACGTCGCGGAGCTTCTCCGGCGACCCGCGGAACCGTTCGCTGCGTCCACCCGGCGCGTACTGGTCATACCAGGCGGTGTCACCGATGACCTCGGGCAGCTCATCGCCGAGGCCGAGGTACTGCTGAGGACAGTCCGTCCCCGGGTCGCCCATCGACTGCGTCATGTCGACTTGCTGCCCGAGGAATGAGGACACGACAGCGCTTTCGGCGGCCATGAACTCGCGGGCGTTCCGCATCAGTCCGCGTCCAGTTTCACCGAGAACGTGCGCACTGAAACCGACCTTGTTCAGAGTGGTACGCGCCGCCGAGACATATGCCTTCGCGAAAGCGCTCCCGGCGTCATCGTCGCCGGCCATGCCGTGCTGGCGAGCCAGCTCCTGGCCCACCGCGATCGCCGTATCGCGGGCGCCACGCATCGTGTCGCACAACCCCATCGCGCCGCCGATCATGCCAGTGGCAATGAACTCCAGGTCCCCAGCCAACCCGCCCATTCCGTTCGCCCTCCCCGATACGTCCGTGAACGATCAACCTAGCCGAGCGCTTATAGGTGATACAGCCGGAGGCCTCACTCGACGTCCCACTTCGGCCGTGTGCCGACGCGCGGCCGCCGGGGAGAGGGACTCCTGATGGGCAAGCCCTGGCTACGAGTTGGCAGGCCCTGCCGCATGCGCAGCTACTACTCCTCGGCGGAGTTCCCCCGTACAGCGGCAAGTTCGATGCCACGCACCCGGCGGAGCCAGCGGCTCAGGAGGTAGAGAGCACCGCCACAGCCGCCGCACCATCCCCAGCCGTACGTCAGCAGATCGTGAAGGCCGTCATGCAACGCGATGTAGATCACCTGGGCGCCGACTGCCACGGCGATGAATGTCTCGGTGCGCGCCTGCGCCGACAGCAGCCAGTCCACCGGAAGCCACAACGGGTGGACGGCGTCACGGAGTCGGAAGCGGAGCGCCGCGATGAGGAAGCCAGCGACAAGGAAGAACCGCTGCCTCGACGTCAGCACGAGCCCGTTGCCAGGGTCGCCCGCGAGTACAGCCGCCCACTCGTCGCGCAGATGAACGCGACGTCGGCCGGCGATCGTCACCGCTACATGAATGGCGCGCCGAGGGGATGGCGAGTCACGTCCCACCAAACCAAGGGCGGCGGCAAGACTGGTAGCTACTTCCTGGCAGTACCTCTCATCAGCGGCGCGGCTTACTGGAGGGATCGAGTCGAGGCGGCCAGCCATGAGGGACAGTGCAGAAAGCACTGACGGACTCGAGAAGTGCCTCCTGTAGTTCCCGAGGTATACGAGCGCCACATGCCGTTCATCGATGGAGGACGACTCCAACACGTGCCGATGAACCCTCAGCACGGAGAGCTCTACCCGGAGTCGCCCGGCATCGAGGCTCGCCTGCATCAAGTTCAACGCCCAGATGACGCAGACCCCCAAAGCGATGATGACCCCGATCTCGATGAACTTCATCATGCCGCTCCTCCGGCCGTACGCAGCCCAAAGCGGGCTCGCCGACTCTCCATGGCAGCATCCGCAAGCACACGACCAGCGCCAGTAAGTTCGTAATAGCGGCGCGCGGGGCGGCCGGGGTGGGGTTCGGTTTCCTCGCGGCTGGTGATCCAGCCGTTCTCGACGAGCCGTTCCAGGATCGGGTAGACGGTGCCCGATCCCAGCTCGGCCGTCTGACAGATGCTGAGCCCCCAGGCGGGGGCGTCAGCGGTGGATGCCATCAACACCTTGAGCACTTCAAGTGTCGGGCGTGTCAGTCGAATTGACGCCATGGCATGAGTGAACCACCACCTCGACCATATGTCGAGTACGACAGATGCCCAAGGTCGGCACTCAGGCGAAGCCTTCAGGCAAGGCCGAGCCCCCGCACCTCGGCGGGGGCTCACGCCTTCTACTCCTGAGCCGTCGGCGGCTGGAGGTCGGTGCGCTGACCCTGCCGCGACTTCCTGCTCGCGAAGTACGGGCGCGCGAGCCGGTAGTCGACAGCCTTCGACCGCCCGACCGGAACCACTGGCGGGAAGTCCGGATCATCCTGAGACAACTTGGACACTCGCTGATGACTGATGCGCTCGACGATTCCATCAGCGACCAGCCGCCGCGCCAGCTCTCGGAACGACACCATGTCTGGCCCTCCTTCGGGCTCGGCCATGGGCACCATCTTCCCTGACTTCGTTGCCATATGGCAACGAAGTCACTACCGTGGGTCGGGTAACAGGACGGCCCCGGCCGGAGCTGGAACTCCATGTGGCCGGGGCCAGACCCGCCCTGACAGCGACGAAAGAGCAGGTCCGCCATGGAGCGTACCGATCACGTCCAGCCCGATGAAGCCCTCCGACGCGCCACCAGCCCCGGTGACGACGTGCGCGCCGTCCTCACCGCCATCGCCGACCGCCTCACCGACGTCCGCGCCACCGGCATCATGCGCGAGCCGATCCGCATGGCCCTCGCCCTGCGGTACGCCACGGAGCGCCACGGCTTCCGGTCACAGCGCGCCGACGAGGTGGAGGCCGAGGCACTGCGCCTCATGCCGCAGATCACCAACGACATGGTGATCACGCGCGGCGAGTACGCGCTGATCCTGCGGCGCGCAGCGGGCGGTGCAGCATGACGACCAAGCACACCCACAAGGGCAGCTTCGGCCGCCTCGTCGACGGCTGCCCCCGCTGCGACGAACTCGCCCGTGGCGCCAAGCCCGTGTCCTGGCAGGCCGACAAGAACAGGCGCGACCAGGAGCAGCGCGACGCTGCGCACCGCGCGCACTTCGCCCCGGGCGGCCCGCGCGAGCGCCGTACCTGCGGGCCCGTGTGCACGTTCGGGGAGTGGTGACCATGCCCGGACAGAGCCCCGCCACCCTCGCGGCCACCCTCACCAAGGTCGCCGAGACCCTGGAGAACAGCACGGGCCTCGACCCTGACGGCGCCGTACGCCTAATCATCTGGGGCGACATCGACGCCCCGTACCCGGGCGACAACGCCCCGGGCGCCGACCTGTTCGACGACATTGAGTCGCTCATCGAGTGCTACATCGCCAACGAGGACGACGACGACCCCGGCGAGGGCATCGCCTGGATCCCGCCCGCCCGCGCGGCCGCCGCATGCCGTGCCGAGGCGCAGCGCTGGCGTGACATCGCAGCCCGCAGCCACTGACGCCCCACCGACCGGCCGGGCTCCGTCACTTCCCCACGGGCGGGCCCGGCCCCCTTCAGGAGTTGCACCGTGACCACCGCACCACGCCGCCTCGGCGGAGCCATCCGCGCCGCCTGGGCCGTCGTCGTCCTCATGATGCTGGGCGCCGCCGCCTGGTCCATCAGCGGACTCCTCATCCGATGGGGCATGAACCACACCGCCGCATGGGGCTTCAGCGTCATGTACGACGCCGCCGGCCTCATCTGCGCCGACTACGCCCGCCGCGCCATCGAGCGCAACACCCCCGCCGGGCTGCCGCGCCTGTCGCTCCTCGCGTTCGTCACCGTGTCCGGCGTCCTCAACTGGTCACACGGCCAAGCCATCGGCGGCCGGCCCGCCGCGTGGGGACTGGCCGCGCTGTCCGGCGGCGTCGAGCTGCTCACCGAGTTGCACCGGCGTGACGTCCGCGACGAGCAGCGCGCCGCCCGCGGTCTCGTCGCTGAACGCCTGCCGCACATCCCGGTGTTGGGCTGGGTCATGTATCCCGGCCGGGCGTGGGAGACGCTGCGCGGTGCGGTCGGGGCGCGCCTCGACCTGCTCGACCCGGTCCAGAACGAGGCCCGGACACCGGCTCGGGACAAGGCCGGACACGCGCAGGGGACTGTCCGGGCCGCTGTCCGTGCCGTCCTGGACACCGTGCCGGACGCGACCGAGGACGACGTCTTCGACCGGCTCGACATCCTCGGCATCGACTACGACGAGGACACTGTCCGCGCCATCCTGGACACCGGACAGGACACGCAGGACAGCAGGCCACGGGGCACGCTGCACCCGATCGTTCCTCCCGGCCAGTCCATCGCGGACACCATCCGGACGGGCCGCGCCGCCGGTGTCCGGGACAGGGACAAGCTGGTGTCCTACGTCCGGACAGTGCACGGCCCCTGCGTCCGGCGGGACACGATCATCCGGACGATCAACCGGATCGAGCGCGACGAGCAGCGGTCACGGCGAGGTGCATGATGCTCCTTGCCCTGATGATCGGCTTCCCCACCGTGGCGATCGTCGCCGCGCTCGGCCTCTCCGTCGGCACCTACCGCGACGACGTGCCCCACGTGACCGTGGTGCGCGCCGTGCTGTTCGTCGCCGCGTCCTGCATCCTCACCGGCGCCCTGTGCCTCGCCGCCTCCTGGCGCGGCTGGTAGCGCCGTGGCCCACCTCGAACTCCGTGACCTGGCCGACGGCTGGCACCTGTGCGTCGCCCTCGGCCTCACCACCCCCGCCGCTGCCCACCTCACCGACGCGTTCGCCGCGCTCCTCGTCGTCGCCGCCTGGCACGCCGGCCACTACCGGTCGGCCGTCACGCTCGCCGCGACGACCGTGAGCACCGCCGCCGTGTCGGCCTACCTCCTGTGAGCCCCGCCATGTCCAAGCCGATCGAGCCGACGCAGGTCATCCCGCCGGGTGTCCACATCCCGGTGCCGCTGCCCGCCGCGCCCCCGCCCCCGCCTCCTCCGCCGCCGGTGTTCCCGCCGCCCTGGTACTCGTTCCCGGACCCGCCACCACCGGGCCCGCTCGACGTGCGGGTGACCGTCGATGTCGTCTACCCCACGCCGGAGCCAGAGCCGGAGCAGGCACGGCGTGACTGGTCGTGGCTGTGGCAGTGGGTCCGCCCCGTGCAGACCGTCCTCACGGCCGGCATCGCCGCGTTGCCCGCCCTCCCCGGCGGGCACAGTCTGATCACCGCGTGGGCCGATGCGCTGCACCAGTGCCGTGTCGAGGCGAGCACCGGCGGCGCGTACGTCCTGGCCGGTGTCGGCCTCGGCCTGGCGTTCGTCCTGGACCGGTCCCGCCGGTGGTGGGCGCGCACGCTGCTCGTCACGACGATCGTCGGTGCCACGGACGCGATGGACTGGTACGACGCGGTCACCGCGGTGACAGGGGTGACGCGTTGAACGCCGCCGCTGGCCTGTCTCTGGCGGGCCTGGCCATCACGCTGGCCATTCTGTGGGCGAACCTGCGCCCGTGGTGGAAAGGCACCCGCGACCCCAAGCAGCTCATCCCGTTCGGCTCCGGGTTCCTCCTCGGCGCGCTGTCCACCATGTGCACCGGCGGCCTGCTCGGCTGGCTCTCCGGCTGCGCACCACGCGTCACCAACGCCGTCGGCGACAAGGCCGTCCGCGGCGTCACGGGCACCGGCAACGCCACCGGCCTGGCTCGGCATCCCCTCGGCGCGCTCACGCAGGACGGCGCGGTTCTGGTGTTCGTCGTGGCCGTGGCCGTGGTGCTCGCGTGGCGCGCCGCGGGCAAGGCCGAGCGGAAGAGGATGAGCGGCGGCGCGCTGGTCGGGTCGACGCTGTGCGTCACAGCCGGTGTCGCGTCGCTGTTGAACTGGCTGCCTGAGCTGGTGAACCAGGGCGCTGCGCAGATCCATGCCGCGCTCGGCGGGGGCGGTGGGCTGTGAGCCTCCTCAACCGGGCCGCGTCCCGCCTCGCCAACGGCGCCACCCTGCTCGCCCGACGCCTCTTCGACCGCGCGTCGGCTTGGGTGCGGGCCGGGCGCCGCGACGACCTCACCGGCTGGCAGGCCTCGTTGGGCTGCTGGGTCCGCCTCGCCCTGCTCTGCGCCGGGCTGTGGATCCTGTGGCGCATCGTCCGCGCCGCGCCCGCCATGCTGTGGGCCATCGCCCCCGTGGTCGGCGTCGCCGCGTGGCGCGCGGGCCGGCCACCCCGCAAGCCCGCGGCGCCGGCCGCGGCCGAGGTGCCGGAGCCGGTCGAGGAGCCTGCCCCTTCGGTGGTGTCGGAGACGTTGACGAGTGCTGAGTTCGTCGACCTGGTGCGGCGCTGCATTGGCCCCCGCACGGGGATCCATCTCGCGCTGCTCCCCACGCGCCTCGGCCAGCTCACTGGAGAGGACTGGCCAGCCCCCCGCGTGCGGGCCGCACTCGTGGCGGCGGGGGTGCCGGTGTCGGGGTCGGTGCGGATGGGGTCGCGTGGGGTGTCCACGGGGGTGCGCTTGGATGCGCTCCCCTGCCCCTCTCCGGCGGCGCCTGTAGCTCCGCCTGTAGGTGTAGCTCCCGAAGGTCAGGAACCAGCTACGCCGGGAGCTACAGCTACAGCTACATCCGGTCGCCGACGGGTGGGGGAGCTGGTCATCGAGACGGTCGACGACGTCGACAACCCGGCCCGTACGCACGTCCGCGTGATCGGGAAGGGGGTGAACAGATCATGATCCGGCGCCTGTTGGCCGTGCTCGGCTACGGCTACTGCGAGATCTGCGGATGGTGGACCCTGCCCGGCTGCGGCCACTGATTGATCACGAGAGGATGGATGACATGAGCGAGACGGTGAAGATCAGGGTGCTGTTGCTCGTTGGCGATGAGGCCGAGGTGGTGGCGGATGTGCCGGATCCGGACGTGCCGGTGCGGTATCCGGCCGGGGAGATCGCCGAGGCGGTCGGGATACCGGCGCGGGAGTTGCCTGGTACGCGGCTGGTCGCCGATGCGGATGGGCGGGGGCATCTGTCCGGGTGGCGCCGGGCATAGCGACCACCCCCCTCAACGGCCCTTGATCCTCTGGGATTTGGGGCCGTTTCCTTCGCCGCAAGTGTTGCAATCTGGTGCACCAATGCGCGACAATAGAGACAGAGGGAAGGGGCCGCGAACCCCGACCCCACCACCCAACAGAAAGAACGGCCCCATGGCCGATCAAGGAGACATCGACCTGGAGAAGGTCCTCGACGAGCTCCGCGACTTCTACACCGGGCTCGTCATCAGCTACCTGCGGCTGCCGCTCCCGATCGCACTTCCCACCAAGATCGAGCGGTTCACCGACGTCATGAACGCGGTGCTGCGCGCCTACGAGCTCATCGACGACCAGCCGATGCCGGAGGACGCGCTCGCCGTACTCACCACCACAACGCTGTACTGGATCAGCGCCGCCGAGCTGACGATCAACTTCGTCGCCCACGAGAAGGAGCCCATCGCACACGCGGCCCTGCTCAACATGCTGGCCGGTGAGAGTCACCTGAGCGACTTCCTCCACTGGACCGTCACCGGGCACCTGCCCGAGGACTAAGCCCAGCACCCGCCCCCGGCAGCCAGCCGGGGGCGGCCTCATGCAAGATCGGAGAAACGAGAAAGACCGGCAGGCCCGGGTCAAGACCCAGACACCCCGAAGGGTGCTCGCGAAAGCCTGCCGGTCACCACCCCAGAAAGGGGACGCCCCCATGGTAGACGCGGCACTGGAGTACGAGACGCTGCGGGAGATCGCCGCCCGGCACGGCCGCGCCTACGACACGCTGCGTAACCACTGGTCGCGTCACCCCGACTGGCCCGCCCCCGTCGACCGGCGGGGCCGCTCCCTGGTGTACGACCCGGCCGCCGTGGACGAAGTGATCGCCCGGCACTTCGCCCGGCCCGTGGTCGAGCTGGAGCCGCGCCGCCTGTACACCGCGCGGGAGATCGAGGCGCTCACCGGGATCACGGCCGCGACGATCCGCGCCGACCGCACCAAGCTGCGCGCCGACGGCACGCCCCGGTGGCCGGCGCCCGACGGCACGTCCGGCCGGGCGCACTGCTGGTATGGGACGACCGTCGGGGACGAGCTGAGCAAACGGCATGCGTACGGCAACCCACAGACGGGCTGAAGCCCCCGAATGACGGCGCACGTGTACCTGGATCGCTACTCAGCAGAGTGCTTGCCTGGCTCCACAATCTCGTCAAGGACCGCCCGCACCATGTTGAACATCCGGTACTGCTCATGGCGACCGAGCTTCTCCGCCGGATCCTCTTCGGCCTCATAGCTGGCAAGGCGCGCATCCTCTTGAGCCAAGGCCCAATCCCTGGCGTGCCGAATACGCCGCAACAACTCATCTGCATCAACTGCGTCGCTCATGAGGCGACCCTACTCATCAGCGACAGGCCACAACCATGAATCTGAACATGCGGGCCATCCGGCGAGAGCCCGTATGGCCCACACGGCGCACCTCGAACTACGTGCGGGGGCTGGAGAACCGTGACTGCGCGTCTTCAACAAAGCGATCAAGAGCCTCTCTGAAGTCGGTCATGCGCAGATCGAAGACCTCCTTCAACTCCGGGGCGTCACCCGGCCCTCCACTCCGTGCGACGCACCAAGGATTCAACGCCTCCACCGCATCGGACATTGCGATCCGTACACGGTTGGCGTTCTCGGCGTTCTCCGGTGAGGTGCGAAGGCGCAAGAGGTTCGAGAGGTGTACGCAGTTCAGCGCGACCGCTGCCATCTCCGCGAAAGCTTGCTCCCTCGTCCCATATCCCAGAGCCGCCAGGCCCGAGAGGTCTCGGTCACGGGCCTCGAAGAGGCTCGCCGTGTTCGCGATTTTCATGCGGGCATGGTTGAGCTCGGTGGCGAACTCTGCATGGGCGTCAAGCTCGGCCTGCCAGAGAGCGTCTTCACGTTGCCCCTTGAGCTGAAGTTTCACTCCCTCCCGCACCCCTTCGGCTTGCGCCTTGCCCGCGCCGTACGCGCACGCTGCGGCAACGAATCCCACAACTGCCGTGATTCCAGAGGCCCAGATGGCCGCATCACCTTGATCCATGCGCGGGATTGTGACAGCAGCGGACAGCCGAGGTCACGGGAATCCACTGGTTCGTCAGCCGCCGTAGTCGTCGGTGTACTGCGGGCCACCCGGCTCGGACTCACAGCCCTCGTTCCGGTCGGGCGTGCCGTGGCCGATGACGAGGGCATACGAGTTGGGGATGAGCGGGCATCCCTTGTCGGCCCATTGGCCTGCCCACACCGTCCAGAGGATGAGGGCAAGGCAGGCGAGGACGATCGTCGTTGATCTTTTGAGGGGCCATCTCCGGCCAGACGCGTCGGACATGCGCGCGATTGTCACACGCGGATCTAAGCGAGTCTCGTGAAGATGACGACAGAAAGGGCGGTACCGCTTGATGCAATACCGATGTGGAGTGTGATCCACAGAGCGTAGAGGCGCACCTTAAAGATCTTCGGAAAGCGAAGGCGTTGTTGTGCGTGTAGCTCAGCCCAGTCATCGGTGATGAGGAGTGCCGGCAGACGTTCCTCAATGCGTCGGCTGAACAGACGAGCTGCCTTGTGATGCAGGACAGAGCGTTCGTGGTACTTGAGGCAGGCGAGCACTCCATAGACCCCCAGGCCGACCAGGGGCAGCGTTACCATCAGCATGCTCATTGCGAGGCCATGTTGCGCAGTAAATCCCAGCGCAGCGGAGGCAACGACAATGATCAAGTTGCTGAGTGAGGCCCGCTGGCTTTCAAGTTGTCGAGCTTGGTCATGTTGCTCGCGATACATCTGAAGCAGTACTTCAACATCGCTGGCCATCGAGCCCCCCGGCATCTGTCAATCGACCGGAGGTGGCTACCCGCGCGGTTCGGCGCCCACTCGGTCGACGGAACGGCTTTGTGCGCATGGCGCCCCTCGTATAGGACACCTACCCCCACACGTAGCCCACTTCACCAGATCCGCTTAGAAGCCCGCTGTTCGGCGAAAGGCCCGCCCCGGATCCGCACCCGGGACGGGCCCTCTCCGGAGCACCTCGCCGCTAACATAAAATCATGACGACCGTCAACAATCCATCACAGGGCGAGCCGGGCAAGCGACCGGCCCGCTCCGAGGGGAACGGTCAATTCATCCGCACCGACGCCAGCACGCACCGCGACGCCCAAGCCGCCACCCTCCGATCCCAGGGCAAGACGTTCGAGTACATCGCCACCACCCTCGGCTACGCCGACAAGGGCAACGCATGGCGCGGCGTACAGCGCGCCCGCCGAGACGCAGTGATCGAGCCCGTCACCAAGCTGATCGAGGTAGAGGCCGCCGAGCTCGACGAGCTATACGCCCGCGCTCTGGACATCCTCGACCGGCACCACATCACTGTGCAGCAGGGCCGCGTGGTCACGATGCTCGACGTCGACACCGGCCGCGAGGTCCCGATCCCGGACGACGGGCCGAAGCTCCAGGCCCTCCAAGTCGCCCTGAAGATCCGCGAGTCGTACCGCAAGCTGCACGGCCTCGACGCCGAGAAGAAGATCAACCTGTCAGGCGGCGTCCGATACGAGATCGTCGGCATCGACCCCGCCGACCTCACATGACCACCGCCACCGACGCCCCGACCGTGGTGCGCTACGAACCCCGGGGCGCAGCCGCCGCGTTGTTCAAGGCGCGGGAGTCCGAGGTCGTCCTCGCCGGACCGGCCGGCACCGGCAAGTCCCTGGCTGCGCTGTTCCGCGTGCACCTCGCTGCGCTCCACAACCCGGGCATCCGGTGCCTCATCGTCCGCAAGACCGCCGTCTCCCTCGGCTCGACCACGCTGGTGACGTACGAGAAGAAGGTCGCCAGGGCCGCGATGCGCGCGGGCCTCGTGTCCTGGTTCGGCGGGTCGACCCGTGAGGCTGCGTGCTACCGGTACGACAACGGCTCGGTGGTCGTGGTCGGCGGCATGGACAAGCCCGACAAGATCCTGTCGGCGGAGTACGACCTCGTGTTCTGCGACGAGGCGACCGAGCTCACCGAGACGGACTGGGAGACCATCGCCACCCGTCTGCGCAACGGTGTCCTGTCGTGGCAGCAGCAGATCGCGGCATGCAACCCCGCGCACCCCACGCACTGGCTGAAGCAGCGCGCGGACCGCGGCCAGGCCCGCATGTTGATCTCGCGACACCGGGACAATCCGGCGTACATCAACGCCGACGGATCCGTCACGCGGGCTGGCAAGGACTACTTCGCCAAGCTCGACGGGCTCACCGGCGTACGCCGATCGCGCCTGCGCGACGGGACATGGGCGGCGGCCGAGGGCCTGATCTACGAAGGGTGGGACGACGCCGTCCACCTCGTCGACCCGCGCCCGATCCCCGCCGAGTGGACACGATGGATGTCGGTGGACTTCGGGTACACCAACCCGTTCGTCTGCCAGTGGTGGGCCCAAGACCCGGACGGCCGCCTCTGGTTGTACCGGGAGATCTACCGCACCAAGACCCTCGTCGAGGACCACGCGAAACGCATCCTCGCGTGCATGCGCAACGACAAGGGCGAATGGACCGAGCCTAAGCCGCGCGCGATCTACGCCGACCACGACGCCGAGGACCGGGCGACCCTGGAGCGCCACCTCGGCATGTCGACCGTCGCCGCCAAGAAGTCCGTCAGTGACGGACTCCAGGCCGTGCAGGCCCGGTTGAAGGCGGCGGGCGACGGCCGGCCACGGCTGTTCGTGATGCGTGGCGCGCTCGTCCAGGCGGACCGGGCGTTGGAGGCTGCGTCGTTGCCGACGTGCACGGAGGAGGAGGTCACGGGCTACGTGTGGGCGGTGAAGCCCGGCAATGCGGGTGGGCTGAAGGAGGCGCCGGTGAAGGAGAACGATCACGGGATGGACGCCATGCGGTACGCGGTCGCTGGCTGCGATCTGGTGGGGCGTCCTCAGATGAGGTGGGTGGGATGAAGAAGGTCAACCCCTCGATGCTGAAAAATTGGCGTCCAACCGCTACATTGACAGGAGGATTTACGGCGATCACGGCAGGATTCTGGAATCTCTTCGGTTCCGGTATCGGTTTGATCACCGGGGGTATCGCGCTCCTCACCCTCCAATGGTGGGTCGACCGCGACTGACCGAGCGGAGGGACGCGGTGGGCAAGACGCTCTTCGGCTCCCTCGCCAACGCCGCAGGAACCTTCCTCAACCGGACCCCCGTCCCCTACGCCCCCACCACCGGCCGCGCCGGACTCGGCTCCGGCCTCCTGCGCCCCGCCGGCCAAGAGGCGCAGATGCGCGCCCTGGGCGGTAGCAGCACCCTGTTCGCGATCGTCGACCGGATCACCACCGCGTACTCCGAGGTGAACTGGCACCTCTACCGCTCGGCGCCGTCCGGCCGGGACGAGGACCGCATCGAGGTCACCTCTCACGCCGCGCTCGACCTGTGGCGTCAGCCCAACCCGTTCATGACGGGCCCGGCGTTCCTCGAAGCGACGCAGCAGCACGAGGAGTTGACCGGCGAGCAGTGGTGGGTGAAGGTCAGCGACCCCCGGTTCAGCATCCCTCTGGAGCTCTGGCCGGTCCGGCCGGACCGCATGGAGCCGATACCCGACCCGGCCGATTTCCTCGTCGGCTACATCTACCGCGGCCCGTCCGGCGAGCGCGTCCCGCTCGCCGTCGACGACGTGCTGTTCCAGCGCCGCCCCAACCCCCTGGACCCCTACCGGGGCATGGGCGTCGTCCAGACGATCCTCACCGACCTCGACGCCACCCGCGCGAGCGCCGAGTGGAACCGCAACTTCTTCCTCAACTCGGCGGAGCCCGGCGGCATCGTCGAGGTCGACCGGCGCCTCGACGACACCGAGTTCGACGAGTTCCGCGAGCGGTGGGCCGAGCAGCACCGCGGCGTGAACAACGCGCACCGGGTCGCCGTTCTGGAGAACGGTCTCAAGTGGGTCGACCGCAAATACTCCATGGTCGACATGCAGTTCACCGAGCTGCGCGGCGTGAACCGCGAGATCATCCGCGAGGCGTTCGGGTTCCCCAAGCCCATCCTCGGCGCCGTCGACGACGTCAACCGGGCCAACGCCGAGGCCGCCGACGCGGTGTTCGCGCGCTGGCTCCTGCGCCCCCGCCTCAACCGCACTCGCGAGATCCTCAACACCCGGCTCCTGCCCATGTACGGGGCAACCGCCCGGGGCCTGGAGTTCGACTACGACAACCCCGTCCCCGAGGACCGCGAGGCCGACGCCGCCGAGCTCACCGCCCGCGCGAACGCCGTCAAGACGCTGGTCGACGCAGGAGCGTACGGGCCCGCCGCGCTCACCGCGGTCGGCCTGCCCGACATCCCGTTCGGCCAGCCGGACGCGAACCCTGATCACGAGCTGCTCATCAAGCTCGTGACGGGCGCCCCGTCGCTGGCCCCGCTGATCCTGCCCATGCTGGGTTTCGACCTGCCGGAGAACGCCGCGTCGTTGGTCGCGCCGGTGCGCACCGCGGCGCCGGCCGCGCTGATGCTCGGCACGGACATCGAGGCGGCCATGCGGTGGGTGGCGGTCGCGCACGACGACGCCGGCACCTGCGGCCCGTGCAGCGACAACGACGGGAAGCTCTACCGCAACCGCGAGGACGCATACGCCGACTACCCGGGCGGCTCCGGCTACGTGAACTGCGTCGGTGCGAAGTACGGCGACGCGTGCCGCTGCAAGGTCGTCAAGAGGCGGGCCGACTCATGAGCACTCCCGCCCGATTCAGCATGCCCACCCGTGCGACATCGACAGTCGCAACGTCACAGCCCGGAGGTGGCTGATGCCCCCGTTCATCGAGGCCGTCACCCGGCCGGACCGGCTGCGCGTCAAGGCGCAGGCGCGCCCGGCGGCCCGGGGCTGGTTCGAGATCCGCAACGCCACGGCCGACACAGCCGAGCTGCTGATCTACGACGAGATCGGCGGCTGGTGCGGCTGGTACGCGGACGAGTTCGTTGAGGAGCTCGCCGGGATCACCGCGCCGAACCTCACCGTGCGGATCAACTCCCCGGGCGGGAGCGTGTTCGAGGGCATCGCCATCGCCAACGCGCTGCGCTCGCACCCGGCGACGGTCACCACGCAGGTCGACGGGATCGCCGCGTCGATTGCCTCGGTGATCGCGCTCGCCGGTGACCGGCTCGTGATGATGCCGAACAGTCAGCTCATGATCCATGACGCGTCGGGGTTCTGCATGGGCGACGCCGCCGACATGGCGCAGATGGCCACGCTCCTGGAGCAGCAGTCGGACAACCTCGCGGACGTGTACGCCGCGAAGGCGGGCGGCACCCGCGCCGAGTGGCGCGCCCGCATGCAGGCCGAGACCTGGTATCTCGCGGCCGAGGCGGTGGAGGCCGGGCTCGCCGACGAGGTGGGCCGGCCCACGCGCACGCCCGGCCCGGCGCCGGTGGTGCCGCCGACGCCGGACGTCGACGAGCCGATGACCGCCCGGTGGGACCTGAGCGTGTTCCGGTACGCCGGCCGCGAGCAGGCCCCGGCCCCCGCGGCCGTAGCGGCAGCGTCGATCGATCTGAACATCGAGGACACCCCGGAAATCGCCGACGGCCTCATCGAGATTGTTCGGGCTGCGATGACGCCGCCCGCATCGACAGCCGCGCCCGATGCCTCCGCCGCCGACCAGGAGCCGACTGTCTCGGCCGAACCCGCGGCGCCGGACCCCGCGCCCCTCCCGGCCGCGCCGGACCCCTGGGCAGCACTCACGGCGTCCCTGACCCAGCCTGCCCCCGACCCGTGGGGCGCGCTCGTGTCCCACCTCATCGAAAACCCTGCGTCGTCCAGCGCGGCGACGGACGACTGAAGGAGGCACACCAGTGGCAACACCCACCGTCCCGCGCAACTCCCAGGAGCTCGCGGAGATGCTCGCCGACCCGGCGAAGCTCAAGGACGTCATGGCGTCCAAGGAGACCCTCGCCGAGTTCATCGACGGCTATGCGCAGAAGCAGCAGGGCAACGGCACCGAGCTCAACCGGCTCGTCGCCGAGGAGACGCAGCGGGTCTTCGCGCAGATGCTCCGCGACAACGGCATGGCCGCGGGCAAGGACGACATCAAGCGCTTGGACTTGGACCCGCAGGCGAAGCGGCCGGGCATGCTGACCAGCCACCAGCAGGGCACCGCCTACAACGGCAACGCCCCCGGCGCCTCACTGGACAAGCACTTCGAGAACTCGGTCGACTACGTGCGCACCATCTGGCACAAGACGACACCGACCGATGGCATCGGCGAGAAGCTGGGCATGCTCCGCAACGCCGCCTCGTCGGTGTCGCCGGCCGACGGCGGGTTCCTCGTACCGGAGACTCTGCGGTCGCAGCTCCTTCAGATCGCCCTGGAGCAGTCGGTCGTCCGGCCCCTGGCCACGGTGGTGCCCATGGATTCGGCACGGGTCCCCTTCCCGATGCTCGACTCCACCACGAACGCGGGCAGCGTCTTCGGCGGGATGATCGCGTACTGGGGTGAGGAGGGCGCGGCGCTCGTCGACTCCTCCCCGAAGTTCGGCCGGGTGGTCCTCGACGCGAAGAAGCTGACCGGTCTGTCGGCTGTGCCGAACGAGCTGCTCCAGGACTCCATCGTCTCGTTCTCCGCGCTGATCGAGACGCTGTGGCCACAGGCTCTCGCGTTCAGCGAGGACAACGCGTTCATGGTCGGCTCGGGTACCGGCGAGCCGCTCGGCTTCCGTGGGGCGGCCAACCCGGCCGCCGTCACGGTGACCCGCGCGAACTCCAACAAGATTCAGTACCCGGACGTGGTCGGCATGTACGCCCGCATGCTGCCCTCTTCGCTGTCCCGCGCCGTGTGGACCTGCTCCCCCGACGCCCTCCCGCAGCTCCTCCAGATGTCCCTGTCCGTCGGCACCGGCGGTAACAGCGTCTTCGTCGTCAACGCGTCCGAGTCCATGCCGATGAGCATCTTCGGCCGCCCGCTGATCATCACGGAGAAGAGCGGCGTCCTCGGGTCCCGCGGCGACCTGGCGTTCACCGATCTGTCGTACTACCTCGTCGGCGACCGCCAGACCATGACCGCCGACAGCTCCACCGACTACCGGTTCGGCTCCGACCAGACCACGTTCCGCATCATCCAGCGCGTGGACGGCCGCCCCTGGATCCAGTCCCCCATCACCCCGGCCAACGGCAGCGCGAACACGCTGTCGCCGTTCGTCGAGCTCCTCTAACACCCCCCGGCCGACGGCGGCATTCACACCCCGCCGTCGGCCTCCACCGGGCCGGCAGCGTCGCCCCGGCACGCCCCCCAGACGAAAGGGAATCCTCATGTCTCAGAAGGCTCTCGGCCGACTGATCAACGCAACCCCCGCCGCCGACGGCGTATGGGTCGCCCTGAAGGGAGCCGCCGCCGGCGTCACCTTCAGCTGCTACCTCGGCGGCGCGGTCGGCGACACGTACACGCTCCAGGAGGCGAAGGACTCCGCCGGTACCGGCGCGCAGAACCTTGCGTGCATCAGCGAGTACCACACGAACACCGGTAACGGCTCGGACGCATGGACCCGGCGCACGCAGGCCGCCGCCGCGACCGTCGTCACCGCGGCGGCCGCCACGCAGAACTCGATGGTGGTCGAGGTGGAGGGGACGTCGCTGTCCGACGGCTACCGCTACGTGAAGTTGACCAGCACGGGCGCAGGCACCGTCAACGCTCTGACCCGCGACCTGCTCGCGGGGCGCGCCCCGGCCAACCTGCCCGCGACGGGCGCCTGATGGCCCTGTGGCACTGCCGCGCGTGCACCGCTGCCTATGCGGTCGGTGCCCGCGCGTGCCCGCAGTGCGGCAGCACGGACTACGCGGAGGACGAACCCATGCCCAAGATCACCGCTCACGGCGGTGCCAGCAACGCCGCCGACGAAAGGGGTGAGGAGTCATCTCCTGGCAGCAGCTCCTCGACATCGTCCGAGAAGGACGACAGCTCGCCGAAGACGAGCGAGCCCGCGGCCCCATCGCCTGCCCGCAGGACGGCGAGCCGCTCAAAGAAGGGCCCGACGGGCTCCTCTACTGCTCCTTCGACGGATGGCGGCCCGACGGCTCCCGCGTCGGACTCTGACACCTGACCGAACCCCCAGACACACGAGAGGAGGTGGCACCAATGGGCATCTGGTACGCGACCCGCGAGGACGTGAAGAGCGCGCTCGACTTCAAGGAGACGGCGCGCGCCAACGCCGCGGTCGACCGCGCCCTCGAAGCCGCCTCCCGCAGCGTTGAGGGGCTGTGCAACCGCCGGTTCTACCCGGAGATCGCCACCCGTCTGTGGGACTGGCCCAACGGCCAGTACGCCCGGCCGTGGCGCCTGTGGCTCGACGCGAACGAACTGATCTCCATCACCGCCATGTCGGCGGCCGGCGTCGTCATCCCGAGCGTCGACTACAACCTCGAACCCAACGAGTACGGGCCGCCGTTCAACCGGGTGGAGCTGGACATCGGCAGCAACGCCACGTTCGGCGGGGGCGCCACCCACCAGCGGAACATCTCGATCTCCGGCCTGTTCGGGTACCGCAACGACGAGACCGTCCTCGGCGCCGCCACCGAGGCCCTCGATGCGTCGGAGAGCGGCGTGGACATCGACGCCGCCACCTCGGCCGCGGTCGGTGTCGGCAGCCTCCTGCGCGTCGACGGCGAGCGTCTGGCGGTCACCGGCCGCTCCATGCTCGACACCGGGCAGACGCTCGGCGCGGACCTCACCAATCAGGTCAGCGCGGTGAGCGTGCCGGTGGGGAGCGGTTCGGCGTTCGCGGTCGACGAGGTGGTCCTCATCGACGCCGAGCGCATGCTGATCACCGACATCGCGGGCAACACTCTGATCGTCAAGCGCGGGTGGGACGGCTCGACTCTGGCCCCGCACACGACCGGCGCCCGCCTGTACGCGCCGCGGTCCCTGACCGTGCAGCGGGCCGCGCTCGGCACGATCGCCTCAACGCACACGCTCGGCGCGAGCGTGGCGCGGTGGGACGCGCCCGGCCCGGTCCGCGCCCTCACGATCGCCGAGGCCCTCAACACCGTGCTCCAGGAGCAGGCGGGTTGGCTGCGCGTGACGGGCGGCAGTGGAGGCAGCGGCGGCGGCAAGGAGGCCACCCTCGCCGCGCTGAACGGCCTGCGCGAGCAGGTGTGGCAGTCGCACGGCCGCAAGGCCCGGACGAGGGCGGTGTGACCTGTGCCTGACTTCCGGATCATCGTCAATGCCTCCCGTAGCGGGCCGATCCAGGACGGCCGGTTCGCGCGCGCCGCCCGCGACTACTCCGACGACCTTCAGTACGCGGTCGCCCGGCACGGCGAGGATCTCGTACGCCAGCGCCTCGCGACGGTGCTGCGGCACCCGACGGGCTACTACGAGTCGAGGATCAGCGTTGACCGCGGCCGGGGCGGCTATGTCGTCTCGGACGGCGGCGTCGTGTACGGGCCGTGGCTGGAGGGCACCGGCTCCCGCAACAGCCCGGTGACCCGCTTCCCCGGGTACGCCACCTTCCGCCGCACCAAGGCGGTCGTCGACCGCGACGCGAACCGTATCGCCCGCCAGCTCCTCGACCGCTACCAGTCGAGGGGGCTGCTGCGATGATCCTCGCCACGAACGCGATCCTCGACGCCGTCGTCTCCCACGCCGCGAGCCTGGGCAGATTGGAGCGGGTCAACGAGCACGAACCGAAGAACGCCCCCGGGTCCGGGCTGACGTGCTCGATCGTCGTCGACCGGATCGGGCCGATCCAGGCCAGCGGCCTGGCCTCGACGTCGGCGCGCATCGCGTTCACGATGCACCTCTTCGCGCCCATGGCCAGCGTCTCGGACGACCTCATCGACCGGCAGCTCCTCACCGTCCTCGATGAGCTGCTCGCCGCGTACACGGGCGACTTCACCCTCGACGGACTACTCCGGCAGGTCGACGTCCTCGGCGCCTACGGCGCCGCCCTGGAGGCCACGGCCGGATACCTGAGCTCCGGCGGCAACGACTACCGGGTGTACACGATCACCCTTCCCGTCATCGTCAACGACCTCTGGGAGCAGACGGCATGACCAAGTCCAGCGGCCTCGGCGACAACCTGTACATCGCGGGCTATGACCTGTCCGGCGACATCAACACCGTGAAGGTCGGCTCACCGACGGCGGTGCAGGACGTCACCGGCATCGACAAGTCCGCCATTGAGCGGATCGGGCTCGTCCGGGACGGGTCGATCGAGTACAAGGCGTTCTTCAACCCGACGCGCGCGCATCCGCAGCTGTCGCTGCTCCCGACGTCGGACCAGATCCTCACGTACTGCCGCGGCACCACGCTCGGCAATCCGGCCGCGTGCTTGGTTGCCAAGCAGCTCAACTACGACGGCACGCGCGCCGACTCGGGTGAGTTCACGTTCGCCGTGAACGCGGTCGCCAACGGCTACGGCCTGGAGTGGGCGAGCCAGCTCACGGCCGGGCTGCGCACCGACACGGCCGCGACGAACGGCGCGGGCATCGACACCACGGCGTCCCTCGCGTTCGGCGCGCAGGCGTACTTGCAGGTGACGGCGTTCACGGGGACCGACTGCACGGTGAAGATCCAGGACAGCGCGGACAACGTCACGTTCGCCGACGTCGCCGGGCTCGCCTTCACGCAGATCACGGCCGGGCCCGCCTCGCAGCGCATCGCGACCGGCGCCTCCGCCACGATCCGCCGGTACATCCGGGCCGTGACCGTCACCACTGGTGGTTTCACCTCGATCACGTTCTCCGTCGCGATCAACAAGAACCCGGTAGCGGGGGTGGCTTTCTGATGGACATGAACCGGCTCCCGCCCGCGAACGTCGTCGAGGCGTACCAGACGAGAGCTCTTGGGTTCGCGAATTCTGAAGGGTCATGGAAGACGAACCGAAGTACGGGGGCCGTGCAGTGAGCGCGCTCGAGTATTTGGGTTCATGCTCCGCCCGTCGAGCGACTCCGAGCTCCTGCTTGGCAAGCTGTTCGTGCTGCGAGCCAGACGGTCTCGAATTCGTCGACAGTGAGATCGTGCGGCTCGTGTCCGTCCCACTCATGGACGGGCACCTCAGCAGTGCCGCCGAATACCCTCTCGTAGTCCGCCAGCGTTCCGGCTGCCTGGGCTGCTTGCCATTCGATCAGGGAAGCCGCGGCGATCGGCTTCTCAAGGGGGCCTCGGAGTTCAACCTGGCGGTTGACCCAGCCATCGGCGTCGACCTCGAAGTAGAACCAGGTGTCTTCCTCGGTCCAGTAGCTGCGGAACCAGTGCCTCATGGCGCTATTGTCCGCGACGCCGCCCCCGTCCGTTCACAGGTCCTGCGTCCAGACGCTGACTGGATGTTCGTCGGGGTGCAGGTCCAGCCTGGGCTGGTGGCTCAGAAGTCCTTCCCCACCAGGCTGCCAGGGGAAGGCTCCGTCGCGGTTGGGCCAGACGACCTGGAGAACCGGGAACGGCGGCTTACGGTAGTAGCCGATCGCGGTGCCGAAGAACGCCTTGTACCAGCGGTAGTCGACGGCTCTGAGTACGACGGGGACGCTTGCGACGTCGTGCCGCTCCTGGTCGACCTCCAGAGGCTGTCCTTCGACGGCTTGCTGGGCGAGGTCGTTGAGGACTGTCTGCATCAGGCGGATGTCCAGGCCGAACATCGCGACCTCGGGCATCCGGTGGCTGTGCCACAGGCCGATGGTGTAGGCCCAGCCGGGTCCGTGAACATCGGCGGGAATCATCGTGACCTGCCAGCCGTGCTGCTCAACGACATCGACGGTCGACTGGGTGCGGGAGTCCAGTTCGTTGATGTCCTGGCAGACGACGCAGTGGCAGGGGGTGTGACCGGTGGGCATAGCCGTGAGGCTACGGGAGCGGTTCGGCCTCAAGTTCGACGGGATCAGTCAGCCAGGGTCGATGTCGGTGAAGCCCGGGTGGTCGACGACGCCGGTGTAACGGAGGCTGGCGTTGATGGACAGGCCGAACATGTTGTGCAGGCGTTTGGCGTCTCCGTGGCTTGCCAGGGCTTCGGCGAGGATGCGGTCTTCGCGGATAGAGCGGCAGCTCACTCCGGGGCCGAGGAGGAGTTTGATCCAGCGGATGCCGACGTTGCGGGTCTCCATCGCGCTGCGACGGTTGATGAACAGGTGCGGGTTGGCGGTGTTGGGCCAGGTGACGGTGCGGTAGTCGAGGTAGGCGGTGATGCGCTCGCGGACCGGCGGGGCCAGGGGGATCTTGCGGTCGTCGATGTGCAGCCATCCCGCGCTGATGTCGATGAGCTGGAGGTTGCGCACCTGGCTGGTCGCCAGTCCGTGGAAGGCGACGAGAGCGGTGACCGCGGCACGTGCGGGGTCGGATTCGTCGAGGAGGGCTTGGATGGCGGCGGTTTCGACGGGCAGGGGTTCGCGGGATGGGTGGCAACCCAGGCGCACTCGGTGGGTGGGGTCGGCGAACACGGCGTGGTCCTGCTTGAGCAGGCGGAACAGCGAGCGCAAGCCCTGGCCTGTGCGTGCGGGATGGTTGCTGGCGGCGAGCGCCGCGGTGACGTGTTCGCGGGTGATCTCGCGCAGGGAGTTGTGGCCGTCATCGGCCCACGCGAGGAGCACGGGGCGGGCCCAGGAGAAGTGCAGACGGATCGTGGTGGCGTTGCGGGGCTTGCGCCTCGGTGGCCGGGGACGACCGTTGGCCATGACGTCGTACCAAATGCGTACCTCGTCGGCCATCTGTCCGGGCAGCCCGGTCAGCCGTTGCTCGAGCCACTGATCCAGGATGTTGTCTCGGTCGTCGATGAGCAGGCCGGCCTCGTCGAGGACGGCAGCGACGTGCTTGGTGGTCAGATTGATCTCGGTGAGGAACTCCAGGCTGCTGCGTGCAACGGGGGCGTCTGGATTGTCGTGCAGGCCCATGACAATCCGCAGGCCGGCGCGGCAGCGCATCCTGACCGGTTGGCTCCAGCCGAGTCGGGCAGCCCGCTGGTCAGCGAGGATCCACAACTGGCGCAGGAGGGTGGGGTCGGAGGGCCAGGGGTAGTCCCGCTGCCGCAAGTTGGGATGATCGCGCTGAGCAAGGAAGAAGGCGAGTTGTTCGCCACGGGCGGCAGCCGTGTTGCTACCGGTCGGTGCCTTACGCGGTGGTGGGACGTCCAAGAGGAGTTTGAGGTCGTTCCGCATGTTCGGCGGGACGTCCGAGGGTGCAATGCGGGCACGTTGTTCGGCCTGCCGGGCTTTTCGCGAGGATCCCTTCCGGTGGGTGAGTCCGGCGAAGAAGAGCTGCTGGCCGCCGCGGTTGGCCTCGGCCGGGTCGAACCGACCCAGCACGGAGATCATGTTCCGGGCGTGGGCGAAGCACAGTCGGCAGATGCCCAGTTGTGTGTGCAGGTGGGACGGGGTTGCGCAGGTTTGGCAGACGCCTTCGTCTGGATGGGCCGCGCGCCAGCCATGGCAGGCCTGGCACACCCATTTGGTCTTTCTGGTCGTGCCCCAGGCCAGGCAGTCCGGGCAAGGCTCCACGGCTGGCTGCCCGTACAGGTGGCAGCGTCGGCACTTTCCGGTGTTGTAGTAGTCGAACGAGCCGCAGACCAGGCATGGGGGCGGGGTGACCGGGCCGCCGGGCCAGCAGCCGAAGCAGTACCCGGTGCTCACGATGGCTTCGGGCCGGTCGCCGCAGACGGTGCACAGGCTGCATGTCGGCCGGGTCACAGCGGTGGTGCCGATCGCGGACGGCCGGGACTAGGCAGGACGTCGTGGGCCCGGGACGGTGCTGGGTCGTTCCCGGTTGCGCGCACGGGTGCCTGCTCGGGTTGTGCGGCCGGCAGCCCGGTTGGCACGAGGAGGTCGCAGGGTGTGCAGCCCAGCACCGTGCACAGGACTTCGAGGTCATCGAGCCGGATCGTGGTCGGGGTGCGCGACCACAGCATCGACATCTTCCCGGCGCTGATCTCCAGTCCGGCCTCGGCCAGTCGGCGGCGCATCTGGGTCGCCTGCCAGATTCCGGCCTCGGCCGCCTTCATCCGCAAGTTCCATTGCATCTCTGACTCCTTCGGCTCAGCCCAGCAGCCGCAACGTCGTGCGGTCGTTGGCGTGGAGCCATTCGTTCTCGATGTGCTGCGTCGGCACGTGGATGTAGTGCGTGGTCGTCGACAGCCAGTTGTGGCCGAGCAGGTCCTGGATCGCCTTGAGGTCCACGCCGCGCCCGTAGAGTTCGGAGGCGCAGTAGTGCCGCAGGCCGTGTGGAGTCAGCCGCCCTTTCCAGTCAGGCAGCCAGGCGGCCACCGCCGTGGCCAGACCCGAACGCAGCGGGTCGGTGCCGATCCGCGTGCAGCCTCCCGTCATCTCATCGCGCCGCTCGCTGGGCAGCAGCGGGGCATCGGGGTTTCGCCAGTCGTCGTCGAACTGGTGCCGCACGTCCGTCAGCCACCACTGCATCAGTGCGTCGATCCCGTCGATCGCCGGGATCAGCCTGGTCTTCGGGCCGCGCCCGCGGCTTCCCTTGCCGTAGCGGATGTGCAGCTTGCCCCATCTGCCCAGGTCCGGCCGCCAGTCGCGCATGTCGAGCATCGCGGTCTCGCGAATCCGCAGCCCGCCGCGTCGCCACAGCGACGCCGCCAAGTAGTCGCGGGCGGCCGGCAGATACTTGCGCGTGCTGGGCAGTTGCGCGGCCCACTGGCCGAAGAGTTCCTCCACCTCGGCGCGGGCGGGCGGCACCCGCACGCTCGGGTGGTTGGCCTTGGCCGGCCGATTGAACTCGTCGATCGGCTGTGTCGCCACACATCCGGTCAACGCGTGGATGTCGCCCTGGTACCGGCTGATGACGAAGTCGTAGAAGCGCGCGATGGCGCCTGCGTGGCCCTGGACTGTCGACGGCTTGCGGCCTTGATCCCGGCGCAAGCGCACCAGGTACCGATCGGCGTCCTCCGCCCCGACCGCCCACAGACGCCGATCACTGGACCGCACGAACTCCACTGCCGCCCGGCAGTTGAACTCCACCGTGCTGTCCCCCGCTCCCGCCGCTGCCAGGGCCAGCGCGTACTGATCGACGATTTCCTGTTCGAAGTCCTCTTCATCAACCGCCGAGCTCAAGACCCGCGGCGAGGCCAGATTCCGCACGGCCGCCAACGTCATGACTGCTCCAGTTCACCGGGAGTGCCGATGCTTCAGGAATATCGGAAGAGCGCCGCGATTCATGGCGATGCTTCAAGAACTTCACTCCATCGAGGCACGCCTCTGGCCAGCACCGGAACACGACCTGCAACAGCGGGGGCTGCCGAACCTACGACTTTTCCGACATACAGCATCGCCAGCCCCTCGGACGTCACGATCCGGGCGGCCTGCGAGCAGGTCGGCTGCGAGGCCTGGCGCAACGGCTGGGAGTCCGTCATCAACGAGGCCACCGACCTCGGCAAGGCACAGGCCAACTACATCCGCACCCGCGCGGGCCGCACGTTCCGCGAGCAGCGCACGGCCGGCGGGTTCACCGTGTTCCGGTTCGAGTCCGGGCAGCGCTGCTTCGCCGAGCACCAGACCCGGCCCGAGCTGTACGCCGTGCGGGATGGGGACTGGCGGGGCAACCCGACCGGCCGCGTACGGCGGCACGTCCGCGCTGCGGACTGGGTGGAGGACTTCGGCGAGCACCAGCAGGCCGTCAAAGACCAGGTAGAGAAGGGATAACCCGCCATGGCAAAGAGCTCCGGCATCGGGTGGACCACGGCGAGCGTCGACGACGCGAGCGGGACCCCGCAGGCCATCCGCAACGACTTCACGCACCTTCAGTTCGCGACCCCGCGCGCGGTGCAGGACATCACAGGCATCGACAAGTCCGCGATGGAGCGGCTGCTCCTGCTCGCTGACTTCTCCGTCACGTTCAACGGCGTGTTCAACGGCGCGTCGAACATGTCGCACGACGTGTTCAAGACCGTGGCGTCCACCTCGGTGCAGCGCACGGTGACGCTCACCGTGAACGGCAAGACCCTGGCGAACGAGTGCGTGTTCACGGACTACCCGCTCACCCGCGCCGACAGTGGCGAGCTGACGTTCGCGGTCCCGGGCGTGCTGTCCGACGGCACCGTCCCGACGTGGTCTTGAGGAGCGGCTGACATGGGATTCCAGTTCAAGGCCCCGCGCGTCAACGTCACGTTCGAGCCGGGTCACGACTACCACGGCCTTGAGGTGACGCTCCGGAAGCTGACGCTTCAGGAGTTCCTCGACATCAACGGCATAGGCGAAGTCGGGGACATGCATGCCGGGCACCAGCTCCGGACCATGGGCGAGAAGCTCCTCTTCTGGAATCTGGAAGACGAGGACGGGCAGCCCGTCCCCGCGACGGTGGAAGGCGTGCTGCATCAGGACAAGGACTTGATGATCGCGATCTGTGGGGCGTGGCTCGACGCGCTGCGCGGTGTCCCGGCCCCTTTGGAGCAGAGCTCGCCCGATGGCGGGCCTTCCCTGGAGGCATCGATTCCGATGGACGTCCCCTCCGAAAGCCGGGCGAGCTGATCGCCGCGGAGACGATCCTCCGCCTCTGCGACCGCTTCCACTGCCTACCGAGCCAGATCCTCGCCGAAGACGCCTCCATCCTGCGCCTGTTGGAGATCGAGGCGCTCGGCACCCCGCCCGACACCGAATGAGGAGGTGACAACCGATGGCCGATGACGTCTCGATCATCGTCCGCGTACGCGACTACACCCGCGCAGGCATCGACGAGGTAAGCGCCCGCCTCAACCGGCTCGTCCGGTCCGCGAACGACATGGACAAAGAGTTCGGGTCGATGACGTCAGCGGCCCTCAGCCTGGCGCCGGCGCTCATCCCGATCGCCGCGGCGACAGCGCCGATCGTGGTGACGGCGGCGGCGGCCGGGGTGGCGGTCGCCGCGTTCGGTGCGGCAGTCATCCCGCAGATCGGGGCGATGAACGACGCGGCGAAGGCCGAGGACAAGTACGAGGCCGCCCTCGACAAGTACGGCAAGACGTCCAAGCAGGCCACGACGGCAGAGAAGGCCTACCTCGAATCGGTGACCAAGCTTCCGCCGGCCACGCGAGAGGCTGCGGCGGCGCTGACGATCCTCAAAGACGACTACAAGGGCTGGTCGGACAGCTTGGCCGGGGACACGATGCCGGTCGTCACCAAGAGCTTTGCGGTGTTCGGGGCGCTGCTTCCGAAGCTGACCCCGCTGGTGAAGGGCGCGAGCACCGAGCTCACCCGGTTGATCACCCTCGCGGCGGGCGGGATCTCCTCGACCTCGTTCGACACGTTCATGGCGAAGTTCAGCGACTTCGCTACCGGCTCGCTGCGCAAGGTCGACGACGGCATCGTCCACCTGTTGCGGACCATGAACACCGGGGCCATCGGCGGCGGCCTCAGCGAGTTCATGCGGTACGCCAAGGAAAACGGCCCGATGGTCGGCGACACCCTGAAGAACGTCGGGCTGGCCCTCACGCACCTGCTCACAGCCGGGTCGGACGTCGGGGTGTCGATGCTCCAGATCGTCAACGCGTTCTCCCGCCTCGTCGCGGCAGTACCCACCGGGCTGATCACGACGCTGATGCAGGTGAGCATTGCGTTCAAGGCGGTCAAGCTCGCGTCGGCAGGGTTCGCAACGATCGCGGGCGGGATCACTCAGCTCAACGCGCAGATCGTCGCGATGCGCACGGCGACGGGCGCGGCGGCGGCCGGCACGTCGACGCTCGCCGCCGCGTGGGGCGCCCTCTCTTCCGGGGCGAAGATGGGCATCGTCGTCACGGGCATCGCGATCCTCGTCGTCGCGCTGAAGAAGCTGTCCGATATCGGGAAGGAAGCCCCGCCGGACATCAACCGGATGACGACGGCGATCGGCCAGCTTGGCGACACCGGCAAGGTCACTGGTGAGGCCGCGCGTGTGTTCGGCAAGGACTTGCAGGGGATGGCCGACGCGCTGCGGGGCCTGGCCCGGCCGTCCGGCCTGGACCAGACCCAGCAGTTCCTCACGCGCCTGATCGGCATGGACTCGACGCCGGTCAAGAAGTGGAAGGAAGATCTCGACTCAGTCGACAAGGGCCTTGCGAACCTGGTCACGGGCGGTCATGCCGACCTCGCGCGCGCCGCGTTCGACCGCATGGCGCAGGTCGCGCAGAAGAACGGCCTCACCATCGGCGAACTGCGGGGCAAGCTCGACGACTACAAGTCGGCGCTCGCGGACCAGGCGTTCGAGGAGCAGCTCGCAGCCCAGAGCATGGGCCTGCTCGGCGAGCAGGCGCAGCAGGTCAAGGCCAAGCTCGACACCCAGAAGCAGAGCGCGGACGGGCTGCGGCAGGCGATCCAGGCGTTGAACGACGTCAACCGGGCGGGCCTGTCCGGGATGATCGGGTTCGAGGCGGCCATCGACGCCGCAGCGAAGGCGGCGCAGGAGAACGCGGGACAGCTCCACATGGTCGGCGGACAGCTCGACCTGAACAGCGAGAAGTCCCGGGCCGCAGCGACCGCGTTGAACGATCTCGCGGCGAAGACCGACGAGGCCGCGGGCGCCGCCCGCGACTCCGGCCAGTCGTGGAACGCGGTGAACGCGATCTACGACCGGGGCCGCGAGAAGCTCATCGCCTCGGCGCAGGCAATGGGCCTCACGCGCGCGCAGGCGCAGGCCCTGGCCGCGCAGATCATGAGCACGCCGGACAAGACGGCCCGGCTGCGCGGCAACCTGGAAGACCTCCAGGCCAAGCTCAACAGCGCCAAGAGCCAGCTTGCCCACGTGCCAGACTCGCGCCGTGCTGCGATCCTCGCGCAGATCTCCGACCTTCAGCGCAAGGTCGCACAGGCGCAGGCCGCGCTGAACTCCGTCAACGACAAGAGCGTGACGATCACCGCGCACTACCGCAGCGACGGCGCCACGTTCCTCGGCGCGTCCGGCCGGTACGCCCACGGCGGCATCATCGGCGCGGCCGGTGGCGGGCCGCGGTCGCGGATGACGCTGGTCGGCGAGCAGGGCCCGGAGCTGATCGACCTCGCCCCGGGCTCGCGTGTGCGCTCCAACCCGGACACGGCTCGGATGCTCGGCGGCGGTGGCGGCCGGGGCGGTGCCGTCGTCCAACTGGAGATCAAGTCGGGTGGGTCGGCGCTCGACGATCTTCTCGTCGAGATCCTCCGCAAGGCCGTGCGTGTGCGCGGCGGCAACGTCCAACTCGTCCTGGGACAGGGGTGACTCATGGCGTTCCCGCAGACAGCGCTGCCCATCACGACCGAGCTGTACCTCAACGGCGCCTGGACGGACATTTCCACCGACGTCTACTCGCGCGACTCGATCCGCATCACACGGGGCCGCACCGACGAGGCGAGGCAGGTCGATGCCGGGCGCTGCACCCTGACCCTCGACAACCGCACCGGCAAGTACAGCCCTCGGAACCCGACCAGCCCGTACTACGGGAAGCTGGGCCGGAACACCCCGATCCGAGTCAGCGTGGCCACGGGCCCGACGTACCTCTCGGTAACAGGCGGCAACATCTTCGGGTGCGGGGCGAGCACGCCAGATGCGGCGGCCCTCGACATCACGGGCGACATCGACATCCGCATCGACGCGACCCTCACCAACTGGATCACGGACTCCACTACCAGCCTCTCCACGGCCGTAGACCTGTGCGGCAAGTACGTCGCGGCCACGAATCAGCGATCATGGTTCCTGCAACAGCGCAACGGCAGATTCCACCTGGAATGGTCTACGAACGGCAGCACCTCGATCGAGGCCAACGGCACTGTCGTACCCGTTGTCCCCCCGTCCGGGCGCCAGGCCTGGCGCGTCACGCTCGATGTCGACAACGGCATCGGCGGCTACACCGTCACGTTCTACACCGCGCCAACGATCGCCGGGCCGTGGACGCAGATGGAGCAGTTCGTCACCACGAGCGGCACCACGAGCATCTTCAACTCGACGTCAGCCCTGTACGCCGGAGAGGGCTCGGACTTCGTCTTCACCAACCCGAACGGCGCGATCAACGCGTTCCAGCTCCGCAACGGCATCAACGGCACCCTCGTCGCCAACCCCGACTTCACCGTCCAGACGTCCGGCGCAACCTCGTTCGTCGACTCCACCGGCAAGACCTGGACGGTCGGCGCACAGACCTCGATCACGAACCGCAAGGTGCGCTTCGCCGGTGAGGTCCCGGACTGGCCCGTCAAAGCCGACACCTCCGGGCGTGACGTCTACGTCCAGATCGAGGCGGCCGGCATCCTGCGCCGCCTCGGCCAGGGCGCGTCACCGATCCAGTCGGCGATGCGCCGCGAGTTCGGGAACGTCGCCCGCACGGACATCGTCGCGTACTGGCCCTGCGAGGACGGTGCCGGTGCGACTTCGTTCGCCTCGGCTCACGCAGGCGAGGAGCCGATGCGCGTCTCCGGAACTGTCACGCCCGCCAGCTACACCGGGTGGCCAGCCTCGGATGCGCTCCCAGTGTTCAGCAGCGGTGTCAGCACGGTCAGGGCGTCTGTCCCCCCATACACAGCTACCGACTGGGCTTTCGTCCGCGCATTCGTCTACGTGCCGACGTCCGTCACGTCGGCCGTACGCCTGCTGACGATCACCACCACGGGCACCGCGCGCACGTGGTCGGTGTTCCTGGACACGAACGGGTTCATCTACCTCAACGCCTACGACGCAGACGGCACCCTCACGCTCTCCACCGCCTACCTTGTGGCGCTTCCGATCATCGGATTCAGGCGCCAGATCGGTGTCGAACTCACCCGCAACGGCACCGGCATCGACTGGGCCCTCGTCGAATTCGACTTCGACGGACCCATCATCCTCGCGCCCAGAGACTCCGGCACCCTGGCCAACCGCACCATCGGCAGCGTCGCGCAAGTCCGGATGGGCGAAGACGGCGGCCTCGACGGCACCGCGTTCGGGCACATCGCCGTCGCCAGCAGCGCAACGGCCTTCGCCGACACAGGCAGTGCGATGACCGGATGGACAGGCGAGACCACTCCGGACCGCGTCACTCGCCTGTGCAAGGAGGAGGCCGTCCCGGTCACCGTCTACGGAGTAGGCGGGGAGCTGCTCGGTGAACAGCGCAGCACCACCCTCGTTGCGCTCCTCCAAGAGGCCGCTGCCACCGACCACGGCGTCTTGTACGAGGCCCGTGAATCGGCGTCGCTGGCCTACCGCGACCTGATCAGCCTGTACAACCAGAGCGCCACAGCGACCCTCAACTACCCGACGAAGGGCCACGTCCAACCACCGCTGGACCCGATCGACGACGATCAGAACGTCCGCAACGACGTCACCGTGACGAGGACGGGCGGCTCCTGGGGCCGGTACACCCAGAGCACGGGGCCGCTGTCGGTGAACTCCCCGCCGGCCGGTGTCGGCAGGTACCCGGACACCCCGTCTCTGTCGCTGTACGCCGACGGGCAGGCCGTCCAGCATGCGAGTTGGCTGGTCCATCTGGGCACAGTCGACGAGGCGCGCTATCCGCTCGTGAACGTGGCGCTGCACGCTGCGCCGTCGCTGATCGACAGCGTCATCGCGCTGGACACCGGCGCCCGGCTCCAGATTACTAACCTGTCCAGCCGCTACCCGCCGGGCACGGTCGACCTGCTCGTGCAGGGCTACACCGAGGTTCTCTCCCAGTTCCAGTGGAGCCTCGCGTTGAACTGCGTTCCGGCCAGCCCGTACACGGTGGGTGTCGTCGGGGATGCGGTGCTGGGGCGGGCCGACACGGACGGCTCGCAGCTCAACTCGGGGATGACGTCGTCGGCCACGTCGATGAACGTGGCGGTGACGGCGGGCCCGCTGTGGATCACCACCGCTTCGAACCCGGGCGACTTCCCCTTTGACGTGCTGGTCGGCGGGGAGCGGATGACCGTCACGGGGATCACCGGCGCGGCCAGCCCGCAGACGTTCACCGTGACCCGGTCCGTGAACGGCGTCGTCAAAGCGCAGACGACCGGCACCGATGTGCGCCTGTTCCAACCGACCACCGTGGCCCTGTGAGGAGATCATGACCAACTGGCTTGCAGGGATGCGGATCACCGCCGCGCTGCTCAACAACGACGCCGGACAGTGGACCGCGTACACGCCGACGTGGACGAGCTCCGGCGGCGCCGCCCCCTCCCTCGGCAACGGCACCCTCGACGGCGAGTACTCCCTCAACGGGTCGACGTGCACCGTCCGCATCGGCCTGATCGGCGGCTCCACCACCACGTGGGGCGGCGGCCAGCACCGTTTCAACCTGCCGTTCACCGCCGCGGCCCTGGCCAACTCCAACTTCGCGTGGATGGGCTCGGCGGTCGGCACGGATGCAGGCAACGCCTACTACCCAGGCGTGTGCCGGGTGTTCTCCGGCGGCACGTTCGTGATGCCGCTGTCCCCGACCACGGCCACCGGTTCGGCGCCTGGCGAGTGGAACAGCACCAGGCCGTTCACGTGGGGCAACGGCGACTACATGGCCCTCGAAGTGACCTACAAGCCCGCCTGATCAGGAGGTTGTTCCTATGGCTACGTTCCCAGAGATCGACTCGTCGGGAGTCGCCTACCAACTCCAGTTGTGGAGCGGCGCGGTGGGCGGGGTGCCCGTCATGGTCGGGTTCCCGCAGGGCTACGACGCGCTCCCGAATGCCGAGGCGGACCTGCGTGCGTTCGCGGACGCGCTCGCGGCGCGCTGGGGGCTGTCGGTAACGGCGATCACCCGGTACTCGACCGCGTCGGCAGAGCTGGCGGCTCCGTGATGGCCGCGCAGTGGCGTCAGCTCGTCGACCGTGTAATGGCGGTGCCGGAGCAGATCTACGAACGCTGGAACAGTACGGACGGCTGGGACAACGACAACGTGTTCGGTCGCGAGTTCGGCGAGAACGGCGTGAGCTGGTGCGACATCTTCGACTGGGTCATGTACTCCCGCGCCGGGCTCGCCGGCGTCGTTCCGCGCACCGACAACGTCTCATCGTTCACCGACTGGGCGCAGGCCCGGGGCCAATGGTCGGAGTACCCGAGCATCGGTGCGTGGGTGAACCTGGGCAATGGCGCCCACACGGAGATCGTCGTCGGGTTCGACTCGGACACCGTGTACACCAAGGGCGGCAACTCCCTGGAAGCCGGCGCTGTCGACAACGGGCAGGGCAACGGGGTCTGGTCCCACGCCACCGCCCGACGATCCAGCCGCGTCGTCGGCTACTTCGCGCCTCGCTTCCCCGACGGCCTGTGTCCACCGACCGCCGACCCGTCCGACCCGCGCGGCGGCAGCGCCGTCACGTCCTGGCGGTGGTCTGGTGCCGCTGCTCCGTCTGCCCCTTCACCGTCCGAGGAGGACACCATGCCTGAGCCCGTAGACCTGTGGGCCTACAAGAACGCAGCCGACGAGGCCGCCGCACGCAGGGCGTCCGGCGGCAAGGCAGGCGTCCCGGACGCCTACGGCTACCTCGTCGGCACGTACAAGAACGTCGCCGCGATGGGCGCCACGATCAACACGCTCGCCAAGGCGCTCGGCGACGTGAAGGGCATCGACACTCCTGCCCTCATCGCCGCCGTGCAGGAGGCCATCAAGGACGCGGTCGTCGACGTCGACGTCCACGTCACCAACTCCACTACCAACACCGGGAGCTGAACATGCAGACTCACCTCGACTCGGCGTACTGGCTCGGCCTCGTCACCAGCCTTGTCCTGCCCGTACTCGTCGGCCTCGTCACCACGAGAGTCACCAGCGCGGGCCTCAAGGCCACACTCCTGCTCGCCCTGTCCACGCTCAACGGGTTCGTCGTCGAGTACGCGGCGCCGCACCCGGCCGGGTACAGCGTCGGCACCGCCGCGATCCTGGCGCTCGTCGCGTTCGGATCTGGCACCCTCGCGCACTTCGGGTTCTGGAAGCCCACTGGCGTCTCCGGGCTCGCGCAGGACTCGCTGATCACTGCCCGCCCGCAGCCGACCGGCGTCTGACCCTGCCCACGCTGCGCGACCGGGAGGGCGCCTGATGGATGCCGCCATGGTCACGGCGATCGCCGCGCTGGTGGCGGGGCCCGTGGCTGCGGCGGCTGCCATGTACGGCACCCGCGGCGCGAGCAGGGCGGCCCGGGAGGGCAGCGCATTGACCGGCTACAACAGCCTGACCGACCAGCTCCAGGAGGAGCGCCAGGAGGCGCGCGCCGAGCTCGCGACCGTGCGGGCCGAACTGGCGGCCGAGCGTGCCGAGGTGGCCCGCCTGAAGGCGCTGGTCGTGCAGCTCGGGGGCATGCCGTGACACACGCCGAGCGGCTCCTGTACCGCACCCGCCATCTGTTGTGGATCGTGGCCGCGCTCCTCTTCCTCGGCGGCGCGGTCGCGCTCGCGTTCCTTCAGATCGACCGGGCCGAGCAGCGCGCCGACAAGCTCGCCGCCGAGGCCGACCTACGGGGCACCGCCGTGTCCACACTGGCGGGCGACGTGCGGGCGTTGCGGCAGCAGGTCACCGTGAAGGGCGACACTCCGGTGGCCCCGGACCCGACGAAAGCGGTGCGCAACCTGGAGGACCGAGCCGAGGTGCCGGTACCGATCCCGGGGCCGCCCGGCCCGAAGGGGGATCCGGGCGCGCCGGCCCCGACGCCGTCGCCGGGCCCGACGGGGCCGTCCGGGATGGCGGGCCGGGATGGTGCGGACTCTGTGGTGCCTGGCCCAACGGGGCCCACGGGCCCGACGGGGCAGCCTGGGAAGGACGGCGCGAACGGGGCGCCCGGCCGGGACGGCGCGGACGGCCGACCGCCTGCGGGGTGGACGTACACGGATCCGCAGGGCGTCACGTACTCGTGCAGCCCGGCCGACGGACTCGACCCGGTGGCACCTCGCTACGTCTGCACTGCGACGGGTGGGCCGTCTCCATCGCACGCTGCACGCCGCGGGCTGTTGGGTGTGGGGGCATTGGCGATGTCGGCGATATACCGGCGCCTCGACACCTGACGGCGCTGCCGCACCCACCTGTGGGACGAGGCTCTCCCTAGCCGAACCGGCCGTTGATCGTCTCGCCGACAGCCAGGTCCTTCATCTCGACCGGGCAGCCAGCCGTGGTGGCCAGGACTCGATCGGCGGTGGCGGCGGCGTGGAAGGACAGTGTGGCTCCGCTGGGCAGCCCCGAGATGGCGAGCCAGAACGACAGGCCGTCGTTCGGATTCGCCGAGACGATCCTGGTCTTCTGAGGGACCCGGAGCCGCAGCACGGACGTGGGCGGACTGGGGACTATGGACTCGTCCCAGGTGCCGTCCGCTTTCTGCACGCCCCAGAGCACGGACCCCATCCTCGGGTTCCGGGCGAACATCGCCCCAGTCGGACTGAGGATCTCAAGGGTGAGGGTGACGTTCTCGAACTCGGTCGTGTACCCGATGGGTCCGATGACGTCGATGAACATCTCCGTGTCGCAATCCGGCGGCGGGGGCGTCGATAGGCTCCAGGGGCGGAGTCCTGTCGTTCCCATGAAGATGATCTCGGATGTGCAGCCCGGGTTGTCTTTGACGTAGGCGCCCATGGTTCTTCGCCTCCGAAGCGTGGCTTATCTCCATGCAAGCACCGCGTCGGCCGGCAGGCGAGTCGCGAGGCCGTGGGTCACCGAGCGTCACCCATCTCCTTTCGAAGCGCGCGAGAAATGAGGGGGACGGCATCCGCCGTAGAGGCTGAACGATGGGCGGCGAGCCACGCTCCGACCGTCGCTACTGCACTCAATGCGGCCGTGAAAACGGTGCCGATGTCGGCGGTGTACCGGCGGCCCAGTCAGCTAGGTTCCCAGTGCTCGGGGCCGCCGCCGCGCCACTCGATCAATGGAGAGCGCACCACGTCGAGGTCGTCGACCTCCAGCCCGGCCCGGCGTAGGTACTCGGTAAGGTCCCGCAGGTCGGTGGCCCGGCCGAGGATCGTCCCGTCGACGCGAACCCGGCGGGCGCCCCGCTCGTCGGGCGGATAGACCACGATGATCCGCCGGTTGGCCATGCTCCCAGGGTGGTCCCGGCCGGTCACTCTAGCCAGCCGAGGTCGGCGTCAGGTCGGCAGAACTGGCACGCCTCGACACTCTCGGACAAGGCCCGTAGTGCCTAGTCGCGGGTGAGGGGTTTGGTTCGGCCAGCGGTGCCGCCCATGCGGCAGCCGCCGACGTGCGCGGTCACGGGTTTGTGCCGGTCAGGGACATCTCGATCACCCAGTCCGGGGGCGGCGGGGGTGTCCGGCGGGCCGCCGCCTCGGCTTCTCGCTGTTCCTCGGCTGTGATCCAGCGGCGGGTTTGGTCGAGCTACTGGAGCTGGACGCGTTCCAGGAAGCGGAGCAGGGTGAGACGAGAAGGCTGATCGGACACATGTTCGAGTCTAGTCGTCCGGATGAGCAGACGCACGCCCGCCCGTATCCTGCTGCTCCACATCCCAAGGGGGGACCATGAAGGCGACCGCCGCCGACTTCGAAGACCTGGACCCAGACCAGATCGTCGCCATAGTCAACGCCCAACGCCGAAACCACCGGCGCAAGCTCACCGGCGTTGCCCTCCTCGGGCTGGCCGTCGCGACAGGCGCCCTCCTGTACGGCCGCGCCAACCCGCCCACAGCATCAACCGCGTCCGCGTGCGACACGGTCAGGAGTCAAGCTGGCGAGCTCCTTGGCCCGCAGGATCAGACGCCGCCGACCGACATGGCGATGGCGCAGAACATCATCATCCAGAACCCGGCCTGCTTCGACGCGAAGACCGTGGCCGCCGCCCAGACAGGCAAGGAACAGCACAACCTCGACGCGGCCCGCCAAGCGCTCTGCTACGCCACCCAGCCTGGGTGGAGGTGCTGACCCGCCCACCGTTGTCAGTGGCCGCCGCTACCTTGGTGGTCATCAACGGCTCCTACACAGCCGGGGATTGCTGCCGGTGGCCCCGCCAGCCCCTTGATGCAGGGTGTGGCGCTGCCATGCACAATGAGCCATGACCACACGCCTTGTTTCGGCCGCCGCCCGCCGCACCACCACGGTCCCGGCCGCAACCACCCGCCGCGTACCCCTCACCGCGCGGGCCGCAGCCCGGCACGCCGGCCACGTCCCGATCGCCCTCGACCGGATCACGACGAGCAGCGAGAACACCCCGGGCGCCTCGGCGTTCCAGTCCGCCCTGTAGCGGCCCGCTCAGCGCATGCCCTCTGTCCAGCCTTCGGGCCGAGCAGGGGGCACGTCGTCATGCCTTCGGTGGGCGAAGGGCGTCGAGCGCTCTCACAATCAGCTCCCGGGCTTCAGCCCCATACACCGCCATACCGCGCAGCTCCTCGAACGCCTTCAGGTACAAGGCGATCTCGACAGGCTGACTGATCCTCACCTGTGCGGAGACGAGCTCCACCGAAACGAGAGAGTCGTCGTACATGTGGAACGTCTCCCGCGTCCACTGCTCCCGTCGCGCACGCATGGGAATGATGCCGAGCGAGACAGCGGGCAGAGCGCCAGCCGTCAGGAGATGGCCGAGCTGGGCAGCCATGGCGTCAGCGTCGCCGACCCGATAGTGGAGCACCGACTCCTCGACGAGGAGCACGAAGCGGTGACCCCGCTCATAGATGATCCGCGAGCGTTCCACGCGCGCCCGGGCCGCAGCTGCACTGTCGTCGACGGGCAGCTCACGAAAGCGGGCACTCATGCCCAGCACCGCCGCCGCATACCCCTCGGTCTGCAACAGGCCCGGAACAAGCGACGAGGAGTAGACGCGGAACAGGCGCGTCTGGTTGAAGAACGCGACCGCGCTGTCCTGCAACTGCTTCAAGCCGCTTCGGACTTGGTGACGCCACTCGGTGTACAGCGACTCGGCATGCAGCGACTGGGCAATCAGGTCATCAGCCTGGCCCTCGGCACCCACAGTCCTGCACCACAGACGGATGTCCGTCGCGGTCGGGGCCGTCCGCGCGTTCTCGATCCGCGACGTCTTCGCGTGATGCCACCCGCACCCGCGGGCGAGCTCGACGACGGTGAGCCCCGCGCTCTTCCGCAAGTCCCGCAGCCGCCGTGCCACGACTTCACGGGCGGCCTGCGCGGAAGAGGAGGGGATCGTCACGTGTCCTGTCCGGTGCTTGTGTCAGTCGATCTGGTACTGGTCATGCGGCATGGCGCGAGCCCAGACGGCTTCGAATGCGTTGGCGCACAGCTTCACCGCGGCCGGTGCCTCCGTGACTTCTGGCCCCTGCGATGATCCGTCCCCGGCAAAGTGGTTCCACTGCACCAGCCGGTCATCGAACAACCAGAAGTCGTTGCCCGGCAGAGCGATGTCCGAAGCCTGGCGTCGTGGCAGCCACCGCACCTGCTCGCCGGCCGCCACGTTGGTGAAGGTCCCAGAGTGCTCGTATCGGATGTACTCGCTTACGGGTTCGGACACGATACGGGCCCGGCGCATGACCACGCCGCGGCCGACGGTTTCCGTAACGAGGTCGAGCCAGGGCCGCCACCACGATGCGCGGTCAGCCGGGTCGTGCCGGAACCCGGCGCGCCAGTCAGCGAACGGCCCGCTCTCGTAGTCGACGGCGTAGACGTCCCGCATCTCCAGGTGCACGGCTGAGCGCGTGCACCCGGCGAGCAGATCACGGAAGGTCAGCGGCACGTTCGACGGCATCGCACGCCTCCCTGATCATGTGAATCATGCTTGCAGGCATACGGATGACGGCCTCGCTGTCGGGGATGCCCACCGCGTGCCCCGGGATCTCCAGGGCCGCGCACTCGGCTTCGAGTTCAGGGCTCGGCTTCCAGCCCTGCATGACGACCTCATGCTTCTCCAGATCAGCCCAGACCGTTGGGCTTTCGTGGTCGCCCGTATTGGGATCGATCCCAACGAACAGCAGCGGCATGCCAACCTCCCATGGAGAGTGTGCAGTTGTATGCATCACAGTCGAGGCAGACGGCCTGCCGGGTCAAGATGGCGGCACCCTCAAAGCCCAGGCGAGGGAGTGAGGCGCACACATCTGCACATCGCTGGCCCCGGTGCGCAAGGCGGTCCTAGCGTCGCGACCGGCGGCAGCCGCGGGGTTCTGCCCTGTTCGCGGCGTCGCTTCAAGCAGCCGACGGCGGAGGCACCCGTGAACACTCTCGACACCCCACTTGCTCACCCCCTCACCGAGGCGGAGCAAGGCGCTGTCCGCGACTGGCTTGCGGACAGTCTCACCCGCCCGCAAGTAGCAAAGGATCTGTGGGCGAAGGGCGGCATTGCCACGCTCGCCCTAGGCCGGCGCTTCTCAGCCGTTCGCCTCACGGAACCGCTCGTATATGCGGTCACCACCAGCACGTCTCCTGTCATCGTGGCTCGCGTGCTTGCGTCAGCCCTACGCGGGCCCATCATCCACGCCCCTTCGACGCGCAGGTTCTACGCCTTCACGCCCCCCTCCGCGCCAACCTGGGGACTCGGCCCGCACGCGGACTACCTCGGCTGCGACACCTACCTCGGCGTGCCCCCGATCGAGCTCACCGACCCCGACGGCGGCCTCGACGGCTACTGGGTGGTCCCCATGGCACGGCCCGGCGACCTGTGCGACCCGATCAGGCTGAACACGCTGATCACTTCCGGTACTTCGATGCTCCGGCCAGGGGACGGGGCGTGACCACAACGAAGGCAACGACCGGCTACGTGACCCCCGAGTGCCGCGAGGCCCGCAACCTCCGCTGGGAAACGGGACACCTCCACTGCCCCGGGCCCCTCGAAGTACGGCAGCCCTCGGGGACGGTGGCCCTCGAAGTCCTCAAGTGCGCCTGCCCCTGCCACCTTCCGAAACCCGGAGTCGCCCCATGAGCCCGCAGCCTGCCGCGCCAGGGCAGCCGCTCCTCACCCGGGTCCTCATCACCGACGAGCAGCACCGCATCCTCCTCGTGCACACCGTCGGCAGCCGCCCGCGTTGGGGCCTCCCGGGCGGCATCGTCCGCGTCAACGAGTCCCCCCGCGCCGCCGCCGTCCGCGAGATACGCGAGGAACTCGGCCTCGACATCACCGTTGGCGATCTCCTCGCCACCGAGTGGACGCAGGCCCACACACCCGGCCGCCGCGCCCGGATCACCCTGACGTTCATCGGCCCCCGCATCACCCGCGAAGACATCGACCGCATCGTCCTCCAGACCAGCGAAGTTGACGCCCTCGAATGGGCCGACCGAACCCGAGCCACTACCGTCCTGCACCCGAGCATCGCCCCACTCGTCGGCGTCCCGCTCGACATGCCCCTGAACACCCGCTACCACGAGACCATCCCGGAGCCATCGTGA